TCATCAATTGGTGTTTCATCTTCTTCATTTTTTGAAATTTCATTTAAAGCTTTATTAATTCTATTTTTAGTTCGCTCATCAGAAGCTATTTCGTTAAGCTTGTCATTATAGTTTTTAGCAGCCACTCTATTTTCTTTTAAAGCATCTTTAAACTCTTTAGAAGCAGTTGGAAGTACATACTCATACTCATCTTCAAAATCTTTTCCATTAACAGCGACGTTATAAAGCTTGTCATAAGATTTTGTCCATGCATCATGCACTGTTTTTAAATCGTTGTATTTATCAGAATTTTTTAATTTCTTAGCATCTTCCGATAACTCTGCTTTACCGGTATCATATCGCTTCTTACCTTGTGATGTGAGGGAACCATCTTTATTTTGAAATCTACGGATGCCCCACTTCTGACCTAAAATACCATGATGCTCTAGGTAGTCCTGCTGCTTGTAATATTCATACCAGTTCATCCTGTACTCACCTCACTTGCTTCATCCGTTACTACAGTCAGTCGCCATTCAAGTTCATGAATGGTGTTGTTAATGCTTTCAGTAACTGCGGAACTCTGAGGTGGATCAAAAATCAAACGACATCTCAAATAGCAGTACATCTTAGCCATTTCAAGTTTTTTATTATCTCCAAGAAACTCATTCCAGGTTGTTGAGCTATCTGAAATTGTGAAACCATCTTTCGGACCGACTCCCAACTGGTTGAGAACTGCAAATGAGGAATTAATGTTCATGATGATGTCTGTGTCAAACTGACAATAGTCACCGGCAATTCCTAGAAGCTTCTTAATCGAGGTGAGAATGCTGTCTTCATTCATGTGTCATTCCTCCTCCATGGACAAGTATCGTTTTTAGTTCGTTGCGTTAATTGTTGATCAGAAATATCTTCTGAACCGAAATGAAGTAATTTATGTGTTCGAGTTGAGACTGTGATGAGATTCTCAGGGTCAACTGCTGCTGATGAGAAATTTATTAGATCATCTATTGTGATAGATTCTATGTGATGAATTGTTACTTGACCTTTGGGAATATAAAGCCCATTTATTCCAAGATCACAGCCATTATCTCGAATAATAATTTTCTGTCGGAGAGATCGCCATTGACTTGATTGATAGAACTGTTGATTAATCCAACGTTTGCTTCCAAAACTATTTTCACCGATTTGTTTATCTGTCTTGAGATACTCAAATCTCTCTTGAAATGTTGGAAGTTTGATCAGCTCAGAATATGATTTACTCATCGCCATTACCTGTGTAGCTTCTGAAAGCCTCAATCGCCTGCTGGTATGCTTCGTCAGCATGCTGCTGAGCTTTAATTGCCTCTGTTTTTGCTTTAACCAGTTCAGTCTCAAGTTTAAGCTTCTCTATCTCCAACTTTTGCTGAACTGATCCAAGCTTTGCACAATATAAAACCTCTTGAGAAGTCGCTGTGCCATCACGCAACCTCTGCTCAAGCCTGTCCATAGCCAAAGGAGTCAATTGATTCTCTCTGGCCTCAGGTGACATCGCAGGGTACGTAACTTCTGGCTGACTTTCAAGAGGTACTGTCTTTCTTTTAGCCATAATGTTATCTCTTTCTATGCTGTTTTCAGTATGTTCATCTATAGTTAACCAGGACTTTTAGAGACTGCTGGAAAGTAGTTTTAGCTAAAGGAGAGTACCTTGATGCCCAGAAAGGAGATAGAAACACAACACCAAGGACGGAGCAAAGCGTGCAATCTGTTTTCTACTCTCCAGTAGCCTCCAAAAGCCCCAGAGAAAATATCAATGAGCTCTTAAAAAGTCCCTCCGGAGATTTTTCAAAGACCGGCGCGATGCATAGGGGGTGGGTATTACACGGATACCCCCACTACCTGTCTTTGGCATTGTTAGTGCCTAGACAAGTAGTGAAAAGTACCAATTTTTAGGAGGAATTTATGTTATTGAAGCCTGAACAACCACTTTTTTATATGGAATTACTCCAGCAAATGTGTTAATGATCTGATCAATGACTGTTTCAATGTTGGATGTTTCCTCTTCTTCAGACAAGTCATCACTGTTATCTGTTAAACGAGCAATTAATTCACAAGTATTGTATCCAGCTTGAACATCATACTGAAACCAATTCTGATAATCATTAACTACATCGTAAGGATTATCTGTAGTTGTGAGTAAAACAGCAGTCATTTGATCACTTCCTTTCTATTAATGATAGATCCTGATTTCTCGATTAATTAGAACAATTCAAAAAAAAAAGACATACAAACGTAAAGTTACTTAAAGTCATGCAAACAATTGTTTAATCAATTGAGAAACCTTAATTAATTGGAAGCAATGACAAATAAATTAGAATGCATACTCAAGAACAGCAGCATGCTTTATCTGTTGAGCAGATTGTGCTGTTGACTTTAATGCTCTATTGATCGTAGATGTACTTACATTAAGAGTTTGAGCTATCTGTTCAGTTGTGTAGCCAGCTTCCTTAAGTGCTTTGGCTCTCATTACTTTGCCTTCTGTCATTGCTAGTGTAGATTTGGGCATAAAGCTTTCTCTTAACTTATCTGGATCGGAAGCATACAAAATGTGATTTAGTTTTGATGAAGAGATAGCTCCTTTCTTTATAGCTTCTATTTCTCTATCTGTAAGAGTAATAGGTTTCCTTTCTGCACTATATTGGGCTCGGTATTTAGTAATGCTTTGCTGAGCTATCTTACCTATCTCTTTCTTTGTAAGACTCGTACCGGCTTCTTCAGCCAGGGCCTTTTTATTATCCACCTCTACATTGGCCATACGCTGGGCTTGCCTCTCACGAGGGGCATTTAGATCATAATTTCTGATCTTTGCATTAAGAGAGTTGACTTCGTCTGCATATTCTTCTCTTGCTTTTGCATTAACCTTAGGCAGTTCAAGACTTTCCGATTCTGCTCTACACTGCTTAGCCATGCCTTTCATTGTATTAGCAAACTCTGCATAGATGTTCTCTTTTACAGTTCCTGAGCTTAAAGTACGAGCGTCATCTGTTATTGCCATCTGTGTGGTCTCAATACTCTTCTTATAGGTCCGGCCTGTATACGGATTTGTCTTCTCTTCAACTGTATATACGGGGGATTTTGCGCGAGAAAGGAGGGTGGAGACTCCTTTTTTTCCAGTCTCTGGATCAAGCTGGTATTTGTTCTTAAGTCCCTCAATATTATTATCAATATAAGACTGGTTTACATCGTACTTATGCTTAACAGCATCAATAACAACCATACTATGGCGAACTGCCCTGGCCAACTCCTCCGGGCTTGCGCCTTTAATGGTCATATCAGTAATCAGATTACTAACAACACCCATCTGTTTTTGCTTATTAGACTCTAACATGATGTTTACTTTCTGACCATTAGAGTTGTAATATTCCTTAACAGTTATAGTTTCTCCAGTTTTACGGTTAGTCTTTGTAACTGTTCTTTCTTCAGTTCCATATTCCATACCTGGATCAAATCCCTTCAATCCTGGAAGTTCCGGAGTAGACATAATGTTTACTTTACTGAATCTAGAGTTACAAGGAATAACCTGAACTGTGTCACCATCAAAGTCGGCACCTGAAAGTCGATCAGCAGTTTTCTTAGTAATGCCAATAGCATCAGATGGTGTCTTGCCAAGCATTCTCTGACCTTCTGAATTTTTATTATTAACAATACAGATCGGTATTTCAAATGTTCCTGCATGCGGATAGCGAACTAATGCTACTTTTTCACCGTCCTTATAATTTGGAGCATAGACTTCTGCGTAATCATTATTATTCTTAGCATCTTTTAATGTCGTTAGAGGGAGAATAACCTGATACTGCTGGCGAGGAAGAGATGCAGCTTTAAGTGTTACAGCGTTCTTGTCACATTCATCGGCAAACTGATCAAGATAGTATCGCTTGACTACAGGATTTGTGATCTTCTCGATGTCAAGTAGCTCGGCCTGCTTATCTTTAACAGTAAGATTAAGCTGCTTTTTAATTAGTTCTTTTGGCTGCTTTTCCAAGAACTGATGGGGGATGTTTTTTGACCATTCTCCCCAGTCCCCTTCATCAGCACGCTTATTGATAAGACCAAGGTGTTGCTTACCATCGGATCCTTCATACCAATACTGTCCGCCAAGCTTGGCATCTTTTATTGCAGAGCCAAATGGATTTTCAGGATCATCCTTAATAGGTTTCAATACCTTATCTTGTGGTGTTCCTTTTGTCTTATTAGTATTGAATATTACGTCGACACCTTTTGGAAAATCTTTAGGATCACCGTAAACAGCCATCCCCTTTAAATATGACTTTCCATCGACCATAATACGAACTTGTGCATAGTTGGAACCCTGAAGATCAAGATCCTTGCAGCCTCGTCGTATCTCAATCAAACCATCTTTTGCAAGTCCGCCTTCTTCATTGTAACGAATACTTAGTCTTTTGCTATCAAGTGATTCTGGATACGTGAATGCTTTATGATATGTCTCACCTTCATCACTTGACTTGTATTCGTTTAATGAATGAACTTGATCATAGTTATAAATATCTTTAGGTTTCATAGTTGGCGGACCAATGACACGCTGTGTAGTCTGCTGTTCAGGATTCGTTACTTGAGGAATACGACCGGACTGAACCTTATAACCTTGAAGCTCAAGAATATAAAGTGCTTCCTTAAGTTTTGTATCAGAAATGCCAAGTTCTCTGTCAACACCCGTTGATACATCAACCATACCTTTCTCATCAACAATCTTTTTGATGAGATCCGCTGTTGTCTGAGCCTGATTCATTCTGATCTTTGAAGACTCTTTAAGAAGTGACCTTACAGATGATTCTCCTGGAAGTCCCATTTTCTCAGCAATCTCAACGTTGTTGTATCCGTGATCTTTTAGAGACTGCGCAGTCTTTGCTCTAAGGGCTCTCCTCTGATTAACTGCATAACTCTTTTGAACACGAAGCTGAGTTGTTGACATCTTCATCTGTTCAGCAATCTCTTTTTCACTAAGGCCTTTGCTTTCAAGGTTTTCATATCGAGACAGAAAGTCCTGACTATGCTGATATGGATCTTCTCCTGATCCCCATGGATAGCGTCCAGATCGCCTTGGCATACCATAATGGTATAACTCATCGCCAAATATCTCGATTGCGATTTTAGGATATTCCAATTCCAACATACTCACCTCCTTTTCCTTCTCGTGCAGCTAAATAGTTCTCGATCACTTCATTTCCATGAATGATATGATTAATGATCGGGATAATCTGTGTTTCGGCATTCGGTTTCTCAGTTATAACTTGATCATTCTGATAGATACGAAGCTCTATATTTATCTCGTCAGGTGGAATTCTGTATTCCAAACAAAAAAGACCGGCATATATCTCAAGCTGCTCCATGTGAGCCGGGATAACACCAGTCTTCAAATCGTGTATTCTTAATAGTCCTTCAGTATCGTCAAAGGATATCGTATCAGCCGTTCCAAAACAATTTTCTGTATAATATAACAACTGCTCCGGTCGCATCTTGTATTGAACAGCGTCATTAATATACATTGGAAGAGTTTTTCTTTTCTTGACTAATTTAAGCCCAAACTCTTCTCCATATTTCTCTAATGCTAATATCTCTCTTGCTGCAAAGGCATGAACTTCGCTTCCACGTTTTGCAGCTTCTGAAGATATAAATGAATCAATAAGCTTTTGGTCGTCATAATTCAGCCATGCAAACTTACTACCACTAAGAAATGCATGAGCATCCTTAATCCCGAAATGCTGATTCCATTGCATTGAGAACCTCCTCTTTGTTTTCGGGATTTATGATTGAACCAAATGACCACTTTTGTGCAAGGGTCGTGTAATAAGATTGATTCGGCTGCTGATGAGCTCCTTCACATCTCTTACATTCAAGCCATGCCCAATGTTTGCCATAGAAGACAGAGAGATCTGGAATACTTCTTTTAAGGCTGGGGTCATTTTTGAGAACAACCGCTCCTGGTAATCTAGCTTCAATTTCTTTCTTAAGCTCAGACTGGAACTTGCTCTCTAACTGGTGTTCTTTCATAAATCCGTAATCTCCTTTTACTTTTTACGAAACAAAAAAAAAGAGATACAAAAATAATCGTTTTCACGACATCTTTATATCCCTCTCTCTATAATAGGACTTGTATTTTATGTGTGCCACAAAAACTCCATTTGTGAAATGCCAAAATACAAACAACAAAATAGAGAGATTGAATATAAATCGTTCGCTTTAACGACATCTTTATATCCCTCTCTCTATAATAGGACTTGTATTTTATGTGTGCTACAAAAACTCAGGTTTCAGAAATACCATTGGACTCTGTCACGGTATCAGTTTCAGCATGCTCAATTGGAACAGCATTCTCTTCATCAATACCTAACATTTTTGCAGCTTCTGCCAGACTCATTCCTTTGTCTGTTTTTGCAGCCTTAACTTCATCGACTAAATTTTCCCTATGGGCTTTCATATGATTGCCCACAATTTTTCTGAGCTCAGGGACGCTGAGCCCAAATGCTTCTGCAATATCCTTTTCACGATTCCTATTGCCTTTGCTATGCCAGTTGTACTTAACTGCAGGTTTGCTTTTGTCTCGTTCATTCATTGACAAGCACAGTTCACCATCAATCCAGATTCCACGCATTTTTGCAAGGGACAGAACAGTGCTCATAAAACTCTTGAAATTTTCTTTGTCAATGCTATTATTTTCAGTGAAATTACTCATTACTAATATCCTCCGAAAAAAGTTCATTTTTGTGGTAAAAATAGGCTTGTGGCCAAAAACCCATTTTTTTTTCTTATTTATTATAATAAAAATACTTTTTTTTCATATTAATTAAGAAAAAAAGTGGTCTTTTGGCCAAATTAATGTAGCACTTAATAAAATTAAGCAAAAATGCCATTTTTTGGCCATTTTTACCCCAAAAATAGGGGGTTTTTGTAGCACTTTTTTCAAAAATGCCCTTTTTTGTAGCCACAAAAACTCAAAAAAACTGACCATAAAAATGGTCACAAAGTGGTCAAATGGCCAAAAAATGGCCAAAAATTCTTAAGATTTTCTTAATTTTTTCTTAAATTTTTATGAATCACCATTTTTGACCGAAAAAAGCCCAAAAAAAGTGGTCAAACGCCCATTTTTGAAAATAAAAATGGCCACGATTTTGTGCTACAAAAATGCACTATTTTTTTGTTACTTTTTAGTGTTTTTATGACTTTTTTACACTCATTTTGGAACTTACATTTGACTACATTTTTGACTCGCTTATGCTGTTTTTCATCGACAAAATAACTTCTTTCAACCATTGGATCAAACAGTCCACAGTCTTTACAGTAGTCCTCAACATCAACAATTATCATTTTGTAAGGCTCCTAATCTTAGCCTTAACTTCCTCAAGTTCCTTACTGCTCATATCTGTTCGGCCAAGCAATTCACCAACAACCTGCAGCTCGTATTTGTACCTCAGAGTTCCAACAATCATTGACACAATGAACACTGAGGTAATGCAAACAAATATCACAAGGATCGTAACAGCGGTCATAGTCATCAAATCTCACCTCTTTTCATCCAATAAATTTTCTCTCATTAAAGTCTTTTTTATTTCTCAAAGCTTTCAGCACAGCCAGATCAATTTTTGCTGTTGACACAAGATAGTAGTAAAAAAGGCAATCGTATGGGGTATTCATTCGGTCAATGCGCCCCTCAGCCTGATGCATTTGTTTGTAAGAATATGACAAACTATAGAACACAATAGTATCCGTCTCCTTACAATTCCAGCCTTCCGATCCAGCAGTGTACTGAACCAGATACACCCATGGACCACTTTTAGGCACAGGTTCGTGCTTCAATCCATTCCACTCAGCAACTGCAACCCCATCCCCAAAATATGTATTTTCAAGAATAAACAGCTCATACATGTAGTTGTAGAACACAATAATCCTTGAATGTTCCCTGAAAATATCCAAAAGTGCATCAATCCTGCTTGGGTCAGAGTTCACAATATGCCTCAAAACAGAACAAATTTCGCTTGCTGTCTCAATAGGTTTATCTTTATACGGGTTCCACTCGGTCTTTTGAACTGCTTTATACCCAACTTCGTCATACGATACTCTAATTTTTACATGCTTTTTCTCAATTTCTCTCGATCTGTCCATGTAAACAACTGTATTTGCTCTGCATTTATACAAAAATCCTTCATGAACATACCTATCAACCTCAGGAAACTTTGAAAAACGCTTGTAAATGACATGCCGATTGATGAAATCTGACCGGTTTTTGAAATATCCATTAGCAATAAACACTGTTGCATAGTCCATCCAGTTGTCTCCAGGTGTTGCTGACAGTAAAATCCACTTATTAGATCCAGCAATCTTCAGAAATTCCTTTGCCCACTTACCATTTCCCGTCAAATGTTGTTCATCAAACACAAAAAATGCCCCTGTAACCTCAATATATTTCCTCATATTCTGCCAGGAATCCACAAAAACATGGTTAGAATAGTAATTTGCACCGTCATCGGTACTCATTGCGAACGTTGCAAGCTCCCCATCCCACTCATGAAGATTCCTTTTTTGAGCAGTCGTAATAATATAAAGGTCACAAGGGCTTTTCATTGGGCAAAAATCGTCAGAAATCGCCTTCGTATCGTCCTGATTGTAGATTTTTCCTCCAAATTTCGTGTAAAAATACGCCAAGGCAGTCCTACTCTTGCCAGAACCTGTGTCTCCGCACAGAATACAGCCATCATGCATCCTGCCAAGAGCCTCAATTTGCTCCTTTTTCAGTCCTACTGACATCATTTGCACCAAAATCCTTCAAAACTTCCTCAACAAAGGCTTCAGGAAGCTTTAAATCCGAACAAATTTCCTCAACAGACCACCCAAAGTCCAAATATCTTACCTTGATTGCTTCAGAAAAAGTATTTTTCATTCGTTTTGGATCCTGCTTGATGGCTTGAAGATTAATATCAACCATCTTATCGAAGTTATCTATCATTTTTAGTCTCCGTTTCAGCCACAATATTGCCAATAGTGTCTTCATTCCATTTACTAACAGGCATATCCTCATTAAGATAGGCATTCATGCAGCATTTTTGCTCTGTTTCGATCGATTCTTTGTCTATAAGATCACTTCTAAGATGACTTACTTCCTCAGTAAGCTTAGTAATTGCCTTAGTCTGAGCATCAATAGCTCTTAAAAGCTTACAAATATCATTATTATCGATACTAACAGTCATATCAGGTCTCATTTTTGTCCTCATCCTTCGTTAAAAACTTGTATAATGGTCCATATGCATCACCGGAAATCTCCCTTACATACGGCAGATCACTCAAAATATCCACAAAATTGTTCCATTCGTCCAACTTATGACCCTTTCTCTGCCGAATAATGCTAAAAACAGTCTCATAATTCATATCAACTGTTCTAAGCTGGTTATAAGAAGTCGGAAGAGATTGAATCATGTTCCACCAAAAAGCTTTTTTCATCGAATCATTGTCTTTGCACTCGTTGTACATCTGTCGATCACTTTCAAGCCTCTGAATTAGTTCTTTAAAGAACTCATAATCGTCATAATCAAGATGCTCTACAGAGAAATCGCCAATCTCAAACGGCTTAGCTGCTATTTTGTGCATTGTAGAACAAGAATTAGCAACAGTTCCAATTTTATATGTATCAAATTCCTTCCACCAATACAGCGGAGCAAGAATATCCATAGATGCATGGATCATCCTGAGATACTTCCTGTGCTCAGGACCAGCCTTAAACAGCCTTTGCATTAGATCCAGATCGTTCGGACCAATCATCTGCAGTCCCGTAGCACGATATTTCGTTTTACCAATAGTTACAGTCCGATTTCCATTGAATAAACTGTCACTCTTTTTCCAAGAGTTCATTGGGTTTCGCATGCCTCTTATAGCAGCTTCCCAACCATATGTATCAATCTTATCTATCTTGATCATGTCTCCTAACCCCTCTCATTAACAAAGTCTCATAAAGGATCTTATTCATCTTACGAAGCTGTTCATTTTCAGCTTTCTTCGTGCAATACAGATCCTTGAGCATTTTGTAACTATTTTTCAATTCCACTAATTCAACTGTCGGATCACCCATATTTACTCCTTTCGACAAAAAAAAGAGTATGTAACGCTTTACACGCCACATACTCCAACAACTCAGCTCTCACATTTTTTAACTACAGCAATCATACCATGTCGATCTTTAAGCATAAGCCTTATCAATTCTGACTGAGTGTAGCCATACTCAGTACAAATATCATCAAGGTGCTGCTTCTCAGTGTTACTTAATCGAACCCTAAGAGTGTAATACCGACCTTCTCCATCGTCTGTTCTAGGTCTCCCCATGTTGTCCTCCTGTTAAAACAGAATATCAAACAAACGGAACATCCTCTTCTGTATCAGAAGAGTCCGTAACACTTCTGAGAGAATATCCGGTATACTCATCGCCAAAGTCAGTCATATTCTGAACATTCACATACAGTGTATCAACATAATTGCCGAGTCCTTCGTCGTTGCCATTATGCCAAACACCACAGTGGAACACGACATTTACATCTACGACGTTTGCACCATCAAGGTACTTCAGAGTATCCTCAGTCAGTTCCATAACAATTTTTCGATCAAGATCAACCTTATACACTTTAGGCTGAGAATATCCATGATAGTTAATCTGAAGGTTCATGAAGTATGAGAACTTATCCGGATCATCCTCATCATCACGATGCCAAACTCTAACAGGCCAGTGCTGTGCTGCAAGCTGATCTGCTTCCTCGTGAGTTAATTTAATACTGAATGTGTGTCTTCCATCAGACTTTCCACGATATCCATTATTGCCAGACCAGTTAGCATTCTTCGGCCATGCCAGTTCTCTATGCTCAAATTTTAAACTTCCACTAGGTGCTACAAGTTCATTCATAATAATCTCCTTTCAAAAATATCAAGCGACAAATGCATCGTAATCTCCATATTTACTAATTGCGTCAATAGCGTCATCAACAAGCTTTCTGTAATAAGAACGATCAATGCTATCTTCCAGACCGTTCTGCTTTACCTGTTCAGTCTCCATCCAGCGATAACCTTTACTGCCAGTCACTGCTGAGTACTTACCATTGCCAGCATCTCGCATCAGCAATCCACCACCAACCCCCGGCTTCATCGGACAGAATACACCAGTACGACCAATGAAAATATAGTTATGGCCTGCTGCAATCTGCTTTCTCAGTTCGTTAGCTTCTTCCTCAGAAATATCATTCTTTTTAAGACGCTTATCCAGCTCTTTTTCCAACAGGCTTACATCCGGAAGATTCTCATTCATATCAAGGTACAAGCTTGTCTTAACGCTCTTCATCTCACAAAGATCATCAAACGTAATCTCTTCATGTGAGAACAATGTCTTCTTAACATAAGGAATCTGGAACTGTGTACCAACAGTCACCCACTCTCCATCAGTTCTCTTCCCAACATATACTGCATGGTTAACGAGGCAGAATTTCTCAAAGTCATTTTCAAGTTCAAACCGGTATCCATACTCTTTACCAAAGTCTTCAACATACTTAATAATCTCAGGAGTTGCTTCTGGTATCTTGATACAGTCTGTCTTGATATGAACAACATCAAATCCTTTCTCCAGCACATGAGCCTTAAGCTTCTGCATGAACAGAGCGCCTCTCTTTGCAACAATATTGTCAACATTACGAGGATCCCTGCATGCATTGTCAAATGACGCCGCTGTGAGCCCGTAGAAGCTGTTTACAACCGTTTTTAAAGCATTGGACAAATCCTTAGCCTTGATCTCTCCACTCCGTATTTGGTCAATAAAAGGCTTTAGACGGCCTTCAAACATGCCTTCTACTTTGTCAAGTTCATTGTGTTTAATGTACTGTCTTGCCTGCACAATATCTTCAAACCGCTGCGTATGCTTCCTTCCAAACAGTGCCTCTGCAATCATTGATGACGGATGCATACCTGAGACATCTTCTGCCTTGACATTGAAATACATACCCGGCTTAGCAAATACCAATCCTCCTTCTCCAACAACATCGCCAAGATACGTTGATACGCCATGTTTAAATTCATAACCTGGGAAGAACGGCAAGATACTCCATCCTTCAGGTAATGGAATTCCAGGAACATAGTCTTCAAATGTCGGGTCACCGTTGGCATCGAACACTCTGAAAACATGACCTTCCGGAAATGCTTCTCTCCATGTCTCGTACTCAACTGCTCCAACTGGCTTAGACAGATCCCTGTACATGAACTGACTCTGAGGTGACTTGTCATTGCCAAACACCAATGCTATTGACAGTGCATTAGTCCTGGTGTTAACCGTCTTGCCCGTTAATGCTGCCAGAATCTTCCTTGCCGTAAAGTCAGACTCCAGATAGTAGAAAGCTGCTTCTGTCGCCAGTACATCATTACAGCAATAATCAGCCACAGACTCCCATGCTTCCTTTGGAACTGGCTTGCTCCAATCATATGGGCATTCCTGATGATGCATCTTCATCTCGTACTCAAGTTTCTTGAGCGACTTCTTGTTGCCAGCAGATGCAAAATCAAAAATATCAGTGTAACTAATATTCCGTGCATTGCTGAAAGCTGCATCCTTGTCATTTGCAATAATCCGGCAAGACAGATTGAACAGCTCCATATTGCTGGCACCCATAGCTCGAGCATAGAGAATATTATTATCGTAGCTAAGATTGTTGAAGCCAACTAATTTAAATCCACTAAATATAAAGTCAGATACAACTGATGCTGGAGGGTTAATCAGCCTTACAACATTAGCAGTCTTATCGACCTTGTAACAGAGGATAAACAAGTTAGGAAATACTTCGCAATCAAAGAATATCAATTGCTCAAACTTATCATCTTTGCTCGGAATGTCCTCAAAATCGGTCTTGCTGCGATAATGGAGTGAATCTGCAATCTTCATACAAGTAGCAGCATGATGCGTACTAGCCCCTGCAAAGTTCATGATGTCACTTCGCATAGACGAAATATCATACGGAATACCGCTCTCATATGCGTCATCAGTTAACTTCTTGATCCAGTTCATGCATGGTGTAGTATAAGGATTCTGAGTCTCCTTACGCAATGCCTGCTTTATCTTATTTATCAGCTCCTTCTCTGTTGATACTGTCTCCTTATCTATCACATCAGGTTTCCTTTCTCTTTTAGGAAGGCCACTACTGATCGTTGCTATTGGCAGATCATTACACAGACTAAGTTTTCGTCTCATCGATGAACCACCAGTAAAACGCTTAATCTCAACATTATCATCTGCAAGACTGCTAAGTTCACTAACGTCCCCACCATCATAAATATAAATAAGATGAAGTGCCTTGCCACTCTGACTGACCTCACAATAGGTCTTAGGCCATGCATTAGCCTTAGTGAGGCTAATGTTAAGATCCTTCTCACCGTTAGTTCCTCTACAGTCGAAGTCAATCATAATGACATTGTCAGGCGGTTTGAGGAAGTGAAGTTGATGTGTATCAAGATCAGACAATGTAGTTTTGTTTTTATCCCAACTCTTACCTGGTTGCGTCTTGTCTTCTCGCACGATGGCATACTGTGCTGGCCAATCCTTGCCAAGATCATCTAACCGACTGGGCTGCTCCTTTAATTCAATCCAACCGGAAATATCATTCTCGGCAGGTTTCTTTGCATCTTCGTCAGATGCATTCTCAAACTTATCTGCCAAGAATCCACAATAGTAGTTACGAACCCTTGTGCCATCGGCAAGAGTATAACGATCCTTAACCTCCCTGAAATAGTTCTTAAGCTCTTCCTGAAATGCTCTTCTTGGATATGGATAACTCACCCTTGCATCTTCACAGTAGGCTTTATAGCGTTCATAAGCTACTTTAAGAGACACTCCGTCCTCATCCTTGAACACAAAATAGCTGTCCAGAACGAAGTTATAGAAATCATTCGTTGCCCCCAACATTGATACCGGAATATAATCGTCATAGTATCCAGGGTCATCCTCATACACCTGCTTACAATGCAGAGCAATCCCACCAAGTTCAAACTTGATCTGAGACATGTCCTTGTTGTATTTACGTGCTGGAAGAATATTTCCTGTTGGAGATACATCGATAAGTCTTCGGATAAGTCCGGACTTTGCATCTGTAATGCGAACTGGTTTATTTGTGCCCATGAATAGAAACGATCTAAACCGTGTAGAATATTGTGATTTGAACTTCTCATTGACAACCATGATCTCATGCGAGACCAACGAATTAAGACGTGTATTATCCTCAATATGTGAAAGGTCTCCATCATGCTGTATTGCAACAAGAGGATTAGATTTAAATGCCTCAAGTGCAAATGCAGCTGATGGAGACCCTAATGCCTTAGCATCAAACATCGCATAATATCCATCGAAGAGTTCCTGAATAATGTTAAGAACTGTTGACTTACCAGTTCCTCCAGATCCATATAGTACAATGAACTTCTGAATTTTCTTGGAATCACCATTTACAATAGACCCAATAGCCCATTCAAGCTTATGACGAGCTTCGTCTGAATACAATGTGGACATGATCTCGTCATAGGCTGGCGTAGGGCAATCTTTAAGAGGATATGATAGCTTCTTGCTTGCATAATCTTCTTTCTTTGGTTCCTGATCTCCAAAGATTAAATTATCATCAAGCTGGTGATAGTTATCTCGCATCTGTTTCTGACAATACTTATGCCATTTATCGATCATAGCACTGTCAGCATCCCATAAATATAAAACAGTGTAACCTGATGACTCAAGATGCTCTCTGTTATCTTTGACATAAACATCAAGCTCCCTGTCAATAAGTCGAATTGCATCCTGCTCTGATGTAGACCATAAACCTTGATCCTCATCCCAAATGGCATAGAAGTCACTGCCACGTATCATCAGATCCTTAGACTGCTTAATTATGAACTTCGGATAAACTTCGATAACACCGCCAGCCTTCTTAAATCGTGTGCTTACTCTAACAAAATCAAAGCTCATCCATCTATATATCCTCCATTATTCAGTTTTTGTTGCTTCAGTTAACGCCTTGAAAATATCATTTCCAACCGTGTAATAATATGAATTTCCTGAGTGATATGCTATATTGCGCAATGCAGTGTCAAACGTTGAGCAAATTCTGTTCAGCTTTCTGTAATCGTTCCACTGCCTATTTCGTTCATCTGCCTCGGCTTTGGCTCTGACCTCGTCCTGAGATTCTTTCTCTTTAGCTTCATTAACAGACTTGGTGACCGCCTCTACATAAGGATCACCTGTTCCTTTTTCTGCTGCTTCCTCAAGGCCATTGCAAATATCATTGAACTTTAAGTATGCAGCATCGAATTTTTCCTGATCCTTGAAGTTGGCAATCATTTTGTCATCATAGTAAGACAGATCATTCATAAGATCTTTCTGGTTTTCTTCTTTTGCCAGCATATCTTTCTTGAAACTATAATCAAGAATCTTTTCATGGATTTTCTCATCTGTGTATTTCTTCTTGTTAGCCTCTTCGACAGCCTTAAGCTTATTTTTCCTCTTCTGATCAAATATCAAAGGAACTACGACAGCTGCTGCCATTGAACCAAATGTTACTACTAAACCAATAATGTCTGACTTCTTCATAATGAAACTTCTCCTTTCAAAGTGTTAAGATATTCATTCATCTGGGACCAAATATCAATCAGGTACATAGGCCTTGGTGGATTATTAACTGTGAACAACCCACCATGGCCATTTGCATCATAATCATTGTTTAAAAATCTTTCCAAAATATCATTGACAATTCCATCATCGTAATGAGAGTCATTCATATGAGCTAGTCCGAGGCTGCTTATCATATCCCAAAACCATTCCGATGTTCGATTACCATAGTTCGGATTAGACATAATGTCTTCTTCGCATCGAATACTCAAAGCGATCATCATCTCAAGTAATGAACAAGGATCACAATCAACTACTGCTGCAACTATCCGCTGATCATAACCTTGCTCGTCTGCGAATCTATACCTTAGGTTGATTCCATCTGACTCTCGGTTGCTGTCCATCGAAAGGGCATAATAGTATGGCGTAGAATAAAGCTTTGATAGCAGCTTAGAATATCCATTCTTATAGACGATAGATACCAGCCATAGATAATATTCCTCCTTTATATGCCGTTCTGTTTTCGTATATGCCATTAAACATCACCTTACCTCAAGCTAAATACGGATTCTGCTCCACTACGTCTGCCCAAGTCTTGTCAGGTAAGTTAATGATCTCTACATCAAGTTTGAGCTTGTCATTTCGAACGAACACACTATACGGTTCCTCTTGATAATATCCAAAGTTGTTGAGACATTCCGTACCAACTATTTCTGGATAGTTATCAATCAAATTGTTATCCGCATCTGCAACTGTCCCATCCTTGTAGAAGTAGTATGTCTCGCAATCATAATCGTCGTCAGCCCGTTCGCCAAAATCATTCGGAGAGATCATGTACGGTCCAGAACGTTCTTTCGGATCGTCCTCGATTGTTGTGATCTTCTGGTCTTTAGCAAAATATTCAGAGTAATTCTTCTTTACATTTGATGCTACGGTTTCTTTATAATTGCTCATATCGAAACTGCTCGAGACTTTTGGATCAGGTGTATCTGTTGATTCTCCCTTATAATCCGCTTTGGCTTCTTTTGCTTTCTTCGCTGTTTCTACTTTTTCTTCTTTGCTAACATAAAACTCTCGTACCTTAGCTATTTCTTCCTCAGCTTTCTGCTCATAACGATGCTTAAGGAGTCTGCTGGACGAAAACCATCCAACAGATACTCCTACAGCAAACGATGCAAAGGCTGAAATGATAGTTCCTTTACTCATACCAATACAGCTTCCTCCTGTCTACGCTTCTGTTCAGTCTTCATCATACTGTAGATCGGCTTAATATCCTCAAGTGTGATGATGATCTCAGGATTGCCGTTTGTTGCAAACTCAAGAGCGCTGATCTCAGCAGGTGTCGTAGGAAGACCAAAGCTAATATATGTCGGATTATTCTTATCCCAAACATACCCCATAACCTGACCATCAATACGCTCTTTCATGCCAAGATCACGGAGAATGCTATTGGCAAACAGAAATCCCTTAGCCTGGAGCATCTCGTTCGCGGTCGTCTCCATACCTCTCAGGATCATAAGGTTCGTCCTGAAGTCATTCTGCCAAAGTGAACTGGATTGCTTGGAGAAGACTAATCGCCATGGCTTTGTTTCGTCTGCAACAGGCTCGTCAGTTACTTTCTTAGTTGTTTTGACTGTCGTCTCTTTCCCTTTGGCATCAGTCTGAGTTTCTTCAATTTCCTTAGCCTTAAGATGATATCTCAGATCCTGATCTACATCTTCACCAAAAGTCTCTTTTACCTGCTTGCGATAGTCCGTAAACGCTGAATCCAGTGCCGTATACGCTGTTGCAAGACCAAGGTTACGCCTTGCCATAACATGATGACTTCCAAGAACAAGACTAGTGCTTACAGCAAATGCAATGATCGCCTTACCATAGATGTGCATGAACTTGAAACCCGTCTGAATCTTTAGATTAGTTTTGTCTTTCTTCGCGTCCTCTTCTGTGTAGTCCTGACCCATAGCAGTTGCTTCTTCACACTCTGCCTGCTCAATATCTGCCATAGCTTCACGATAATCATCAAGAGCCTTAATGCCATCTCTGCTATGTTTTACGATCTGCCAGATACCAATAGCAGCACTTACGCCTGCACCAATCAGACAAAGTTCAGGACTGTGCTTTTTACCCTGAAATATCAGTTTGTTAAATCCTCTTGCGAATGTCTCCTTTGCTCCCATTACTGCTGTTCTCCTTTCATTGTTTCATGTTCATAAAGTTTGTTTGCATACCAGATTGCTTTTGAAATATCAATAGCTCCGTTCTTCTGTTTAAAGCGCCATACGTACTTGATGATGTTTCCAACACAGTACGCTTCCATACCATCAAGATCTTTTGTTGCGGTCTCTATTGCATCAATACACTCGACCTTTCCATTCTTGTAGTATGAGGGATTCGTTGGATCAAATTCATCTTCCTGTTCATCTGAAATGTCAACAGGTAATTCCTTATGTATGATCATATATTGCTCCTTATCTATAATTTCTTGTAATTGGCTCTACTGACGGAAAATCTATTGCATACTTTGTTTCGCCGTTAGCCTGTTTGATTTCAAGTGTTCTAACGCCATTTAGATTTTTCCAACCGTAGTAGTTCTTCGTATAGTCAAACGGAAGACCTGACAGAGAATATAAATCTCCGATCGTTGCATAGCCGTTTGCATTGATCAATCCGCACAGACTGTTGATAACCTCCTGAGCATCTTCCCACGACGAGTATCGAATATCTTTATAGCCAAGATTGTTATTAACTCTTCCGGCTGGTATGTATTCGTAAGATCGTCCTTTATTGAAGATGCTGTCATAACTGGTATGCGTTGTGCTGTCGACTTGCACTGTTACACCATTTCCAGTTCCGTTAAACAGATTATTCAATGCCTGTGTAACTGACCGTATAATAATATTAATTGCCTGTGGTCTAATGACTTTATTCCAAACGTCCTTTGCTATCCCAACATAATCCGTATTGGAGACAAGAAGATGCTTCTTAACCTTAGCAGGCGTCTTTACGACAGGTTCCGGCTTCTGGCTAGGAATATCTTTCTTGACAGCATTTGTGTTACTGCTGTTAGACCTAGGAATAAGATCTTCTATGTTATCTGGCATATAATTCCTTTCCGACAAAAAAAAAAGAGAACCAGTTGCTTAAACTGATTCCCTTTCTGAAATATCATTTTGCCTTATTTCTTTTCAGGTTCGATTTCATTTCCGTTTCCGTCAACCCAACCGTCTGAAATAACTTTTCCGTTAGTATCCTGAATAACTCTATAATACTTATCAAATTTCTTGTTACCAGGTTCCTTCTTATCTTTCTTTGAAACTTTTCCTTTAATGAAGTTAACGAGTTTAGGAACTCCTATACCGAGTCCGACGCCTACTCCAACAAGGATTAATTTTCCAAGTCCAGATCCTTCATCAGAATCCTCTTCAACAGGAACAAGATCCGTATTAGTGTCTTCAACAGTTACTAATCCAGTGTTCTCAGTTGTCGTGTTAATAGTCTCTTCCATAATAAATTCCTCCTTTAGAATTTAGGTTTATTTATTTCATAAAGTAACCTGTATTTTTTGCGATCCTTTTTCTCTAAGCCAGTTCTGAATATAAGTACAAAGCTCATGATGATCACAGTTGTATGTACCGTCGGTATTGTATCCAGTTAGTCCATCAAAAGTTTCATACTTATAGACATTTATAGAGCCATTGAAGAACGGGCACTTCTCTCCCCATTGTTTATTGCAAATGTTCAAAGCCTCATCACATCCACTCTGATCCAGAGTCATATGTAGGACTATTCCGATATCTTATTACCTGGATGTATTTTCCAAGTTTCTCATCATACTCAGGATCAAAGTCAAGATCAATTCCGCCGTCAGATGTACGGAATACAAGCTTATCTCCAATATCGTCCCTTGGCGATTTAAGATTGAGTTCATACAGGAAATCATTCAAGCTTGTGCAGCTGTCAATTCCACTAAAGTTCGCTTCCTTATTAAGTTTATTGGCAACCGCATTGATCTCATTCTGACTTGCATAGAACTTCTGCAATGTTATAGGTTCCATGAAAATATCACCGCCATCTGTTCCAGGCAACATTCCAATAGAGCTCTCAATCTCTTTTGAATTGCCTGTCTCCTTCTTTGCAGATTCTTCGACCTTCTGCTGGCTTACTGCTGACTGAATCGTTTTTGCCGTCTCTTCGCCAACGGTGTCTGTTATTGCTTTTTTGTACTGAGAAATATCTTTCTCAAGCATTCCGACCGTCGCCACCGCAGCTGCATTGTCCTTCAGAACGTTGTCAAGATTCTTGACAAGGATTCCACCACCAAGAATATCAAGTCCGAGAGTTACCGCATGATACGGAGCTACAGCTTTAAATGTCTCCATTTTTGTAAGCTTTTCTTTGTCAAGTTCGGCTTTTTTCTTCTCAACAGCCTCAACCGCTTTAGGAGTTGCCCATTTATTCTCGACAACTCCTGCCACAATAAGACAAGCAATACCACAGATCTCGAGGATCATCTTTTTTGACTTATAACTAATTTTCAGCTTCATTTTGTCTCCTTTCTAAGCTCTTCCAAAATATCTTTCTTCATTTCCTTCATCTCAAGTTCTTCCTGAATAGCTGAGAAGATGAAACTAATAAGCATGCATCCTAAGATAATAAGTTTTCCTTTCATTATTGTGATCTCCTTTCTCACAGCCCTGAAATTTTAGTTTCTGGTTTTAATACACCATCCGCAACAGTGTAAGTAATTCCTTCTCTTATAATTGTCGGATAAATATCACTATTACCTATTGGAAGTAATGGCTCAACTGTTGAGATTTCATAGTAAGGAACTCCGTCATCTCGAACTTTCTTTTCGTAACGGAAGTTCATGAACAGATAGTCAAATGCTTCACAGATTGCTCCCGAGCTCCATTCGTGGCTTTTTGCGTAATCTGCTTCTTCTACAGTGTGCTCGTTAACGCCTAAAATTGCATAGTAATCATGAAGGGTTGCATCACCATAAATATCCATGAGCTTTCGCATCTCTATTTCTGCTTCAAGCACTTCTGGAATTGATGCCCTGAACCATGTTCCAGAAGTGCACGGTGGATCATTGAACACACCATTCTTATCAGTTGCAATTGAACAGTAGAACAGATATTGGTCACCAATATCAGCAATATCAAAATCAGAATACAGTTTATCTTTATTACGTTTCTCAATGATCAGGTTCTTTCCAGACTTTTCTCTTGCTTCAAATATTTTGTCTTTGTGCAATACTTTCTGATCAACGCCTGATCCGTATAGACTCTTGAGATCATTACGGTATTTTGTATAAGCCCCTACTGCTGCTGTAGCCGTTGCTGTTAATGCCTTGATCTCGCAATGATTTACAATACCAAGTGTGATCGTGCTTCCTACATTGACCGCTGTATCGATTGCTACATCCTTGTAATACTTCTTACCAATATAAATGTAATCTTCCTTATGAAGCTTATGATCATAGTTAGTTTCTTTAAGGTTATCAATATCTGGCTTCGCTGCAATCGCGGCTTTCCCTGCATCATAGATGACTTTTCCAAAGCTTACTATTGATGCAACTGTCAACAATGCCTTAATAATTCCTTTGCCTTTCATTTTTTGATCCCCTTTCCTCAGGCAACAAAAAGAGAAGCAACTGTAAGTTTTGTGCTTCTCTTAAAATCCTCATTTCTTTTTAATGAATCCTATAATCATAAGAATTATCAAAACATCCATGAGTACAAATCCTATGCCACCTCCTAATGCTCCAACACAAACTATCATTAATAATAAGATAATTCCCATAAGTGTCATTAATAAAGATAACATATATAATCTCCTTTCATGCCGTTTATAATCGTTATGTTACATTTCATTAAGGAGACTGTATTTTTTGCGAAAAAGCAAGAGCAGCTTGCAAAATCTGCAAACTGCCCTAAATATCATTTCAGTAATCCTAGTTCATAGAGTACATCGATTCTTGGTCTACCGAGTTCTACTTGATGCTCATAGTAGATCTGCTCCTTAATAGTCATTGGGCGTCTAAGTGGAATATAACTTCCAGTTCTTGGATTCCAAATCCTACTTTTACGATCTTTTTCCAGTTTAGCATCTCTGTGATACCTCGCCGCCGAAGAAACGTTCTTAATAACTGCTCCTCCAACTGCTACAGCTGCAGATGCTGCCATACTGTTGATTACGGTCTCGTTTTCGTGATAGAATTTGGAAGCCTTCTTCTGAAGGTTCTGTATCCTCAACTTAGCGTACAAACGTTTTTCATTGAGCTTCTCTCTCCATGTTCTTTCATCAACATCGATAATCCTTTCGTCTTCCATAATTTCCTCCTTTGAAATTAGTTAATTACTTGTCATAATAGGAAAGGATTTATTTGCGAAATATCAATCCTCATCAAATGACCCACAAATGAGTGCAAGGCCAAAGAACAATGCCAGTATGAATGCATCACCAATGCATGTTACAAGCATAAAAATAAAGCCACCAAGAATTGTTGCAATCCCTGCAATCTTCATCTTGGCAGCTTTTACACTGGCTTCTCTCTTTTCTTTTTTGTAATCGGCAAACCGGAGTAACTTTTTATCATGTTTCCTTTCAGCAGCTTCATAACCAGCATCATAAAAATCCGTTGGTGCCATCCTGTACATTTTGGCCATATCCATAAGTTCCATTCTTGTAAGTTCAAGAGAATCCTCATAACTAATCATACGCTCACTCCCAATCCACAAATATCAATTAATACCAGTTGAACCAAAACCTCCACGATTTACTGAAGCAAGATGGTCTGTTTCTTCAAATGTAATCTTTGGCATTTTCTTCTGAATGCGGAACTGACAGATACGATCATTTTTGTGAATAATTGTATCTCGCATCGCATGGACTGGAAGCTGCCATTCGTCATCGTCTCCACGATAGCTGTTGTCAATGACGCCAATGCTATTAGTAACGATTATACCAAAGTTCTTATATGTGCTCGATCTCGGTGCAATAATCGCCTCATAGCCATCTGGAAGTATCATTCCAATGCCAAGTCTAAGTCTGTAGTCATCCCCTTCATCAAGTTCAACTGTCTCAGCAGATCTAAGGTCAATCCAATCGCCCTTCTGATACTTCTGAATTCGTTCCATCTCTGGATCAAAATATTTTACTTTAATAAGTTTCTCATACACGTTTGACATTATGTATCCTCTTTTCACTTCTATATTCTTCTTTCCAAAAATGTTTATGTTGTTCGTCGTTCAATCTTCCGTATGTTTTATGCCCAATAATAGAGTAGAAGTTTTGATTGAATAATGTTAAATATCCACGACGCTCGTTTGTCTTTGCATATTTCAAAATGTATTTCTTGGTTGTAATCCAAAGATGCTTGCCGTGGATACTAACTTTCCATCCATAGATATCACCATGTGCAAATGCCCTTGCTATTGAAGTTTTTGTAATATGAAATATCTGTGCAATGTCTTCTGTTGTGTAATACTGATCACCAGTAAATGTCGGACGATCCTTATACATTTCATAAGCATCCTTAATGTCCTCATCGTACTTAGCCATGTACTCAACAGAAGCCCTTGTCACATAATCCATCTGTTTATTACTGAAATTTCTCCATTGCATTACTTCTGCTTCAGAAACTCCAAATATCAATGCCAAGTCTTTGGAGTCCACTCCGTATCTAGTTTTCATCATTATCTCCTCTAATATTTATCCATCGCTTTAGTGTATCCTTTAAATATCAATAATGTGTAAGACTCCCAAAAACTTATTGTTAGTGCTTTCTTAAATCTCCTTTCTGTGATAATTTAATCATCCACGATCAAAGCTGTAACCAGGTCGGCCTTTTGCTTTTTTGTCCAATTCTTTGCATTGCGTGCAATTGCTCGCTGTGTCCGGTAGTAAACAAGCTCGGAATCTTCCTCTGCTTCCTGATTTAACAGGTACTCCGGGGTAGTGTGAAGCGCTGCAGCAATGTTTGCGAGAATCGGGCCGCGCGGGGAACGTTTGCCTTTGATGTATCTTGACATCGAGACCTCCGTTACACCGACCTTTGCAGCAAGTTCGCGTTGTGTGAGACCATACTGATTCAACAGTTCAGAAATCCTTCCTCCTAATGTTTCTGCCATGGTTTTCATTCTCTCTTTCTAATTTAGATTTGCGTATGCTCAGCATGGGCTTTCGGGCTCTTTGCCTTGGGCATGTGCAGTGTTTAGCTTACTTTCGTAATAGGGATTCTTTGTCTTATAGCAATCCATTGGTGAATATATACTCAAGTGCCGCTAGATCTTTATCGCGTTCGTCTACATGAACCTCAATATTACTTGGTCTTCAACGGTTTCCGGAAGACCAAGAGCATGACGAACGTCATTTTCCCGTAAATATCCATAAGCCTGAAGTCGATTATTAAGGCAAACTGATGCCGCCTTCAGAAACGAAATATTGTGAGCCGGATCCTCGGTCCAATCGGAGCTGATAAATATTCGTTTCTCAGTAAGTTTTGTCATCTTTAAATCTCCTTTCTGTCAAAGCACGTTTCCCATCGCTCTCTTGGGATTGGCTTCATTCTAAGTTTCCACATCAATTGTCTGATCGTGATTGTAGGATATAAACCGTCTTGAGAAATTCCTGATCTTTCTATAAACAGACGGTAAAAACCCTTGTTAAGATAAATATCAGTCTCCCGGGAACAGCTCCTCGCAATGCTTTGTTGCATTTTTATCAATACGATCAAATACAAACGAACACATTATCGCTATAATAGCAATCAGTAGACTTATGTTGGAAGCTCTTTCGCAATTCTCGGCTTTAGTCATGCTTTTATCGAAGTCTTCGAATACGCTCATTTGTTTTTTCTTTTGATTAATACTCATGTTCTATCCCTTTCTCAAATTTATGAATGAACCGATCGAGATACCATCTTGCTTTTTTCAGATCTTCTAAACCATTTTTCCTTCAAGCATCCCATCATAATCTTCAGATTCGTCTGGAATAAGCTGTTTAGTTACTAAATAAACTTCCATACCACATCCTCATTTAAACAAAAAAAAATGCAGAGGCCTTGCAAATTTTACAATCCTCTGCATTCAAACTAAAAATATCTTTAGAACATTTTTCGACTTACATCGTCTACTAGCTTATCGACTCGACGACTTCCATTATAAATTTTCGTATTACCATTACTCTCATAATCATATTCTCTATGAATCGCTAAGCACGATATAGCTAATGCTGCAAGTGCCTTTCCAACTGTGCAACCTATGTTTGTCCATCGCTGCTTGCGCTGTTCTTTCAGATCATCGTCATGCTGTTCCTTTTCTGCAAGGAATCGCTGATGAGCGGTCTGCTTTGCCAGTTCAAGCTGATTGGACTTCAGCAAATAGTTGTTATAGCTGTCCAAGGTTTTCTGCAAATCACTAAGTTCTACATCATCCTCAGCCTTCTCAAGAATCCTTTCATTGAGCTCTTGAATACTTTTGATATACAATTTCTGTACGTCAACAGTCTCTTCTGTTTCAACTTCAGTATAATCTTCCATAATGTCTCCTTTCAAACAATGTATTCAGTTTCATAAAGCTAACTGAAATTGATGCGAATTATCCATAAAGCTCCTTTATCTTCTTATTTATTGGATCTACTATTTGTTCAACGACATCTTTCTCATACTTCTCATGCCAAACTTTATTTCGCTTCCACCAATGCTCTTTCATAATCTCATCATGTATATGAATGCAAACAATGGCAGCGGTCATTCCCCAACACCCATCACATGCTCGATCATAGCACCATGATACAAACTCTTTAAAAGTCATTTTCTCCTTATTCAATCCTTAAAATCTTTACTTTTACAACGGTTCCGTTCTTCTGCTTAAACAAAGAAGAGCTATTAACAGCAAGTGTGATCCGGTTATCATTGTCAATAACTAAAGAGCCCATGGATTCTTTACGATCAATTACTGCTGATCGATGAAAATCCCCAATGAGCCATCCTCCGCAGAACATTGCTGCAAGCGCTACAAAGAATAAAGTCATTGTGCCCATTACAAAAATATCCTCCTTTCCTGTAAAGTGCGTGACAAAACCTTATAAAAAATAAAAAGAGAATGTTGAGCGCGTAAGCCGTCCTTTCACTCAGTCACAGATTCGCAAACAAAGCCTTTATCATTCCCGATTCATTGCTGAATCGTAGCACTATTTTGTCTATAGGCGTTAGATCCTCACGGTATCTACAATCTGCACCTTTCTCTCTTCATTATAGAACCTGTATTTTTTGCGAATAAAAAGCAAGAGCCACTGATTTCTCAGCAGCTCGTAAAATATCATCTATTCCCTTTAACCCAGAATAAATTCCAGATCAAGGCGGTTACAAATGATACTATAAAAGCCTTTAGTATCTGTACTCTTGCTTCTTCTTTAAGTCTCTTTTCAGATAACTTTTGTAATTTTCTATTTAAGTATGTAAGTTCTTGATAATTCATTTTCTAATCTCCTTTCTTTTCTTGTAAATATCTTCAATTTCTGTGATTGCCCATCCTGCTATGAACATTGCAACAATAGCTAAAAACTCAATTAAGCCGTCCATTGCAAACCATGCAATAATGAACAATTCAAAAAATGCTAAAAACAGTACCTCAAAGAATGCTTTCATTTCAATCCTCCTTACAAACAATATGTTATGTTCTCATAAAGAGGACTGAATTCTACGCGTCTCTGATCCTATCTAGTTCCCAGAAGAATCTTCTGTATGCCCAATAGTATTCATTTCTGCTGCAAGGGATCTCTAACATAGTTGCCAGATAGTCGTAAGAATATCCATCAATGACAGCTTTTCGCAGATACCGGCTAAGTTCTCCTCCGACAAGTAAGCAAGTCTGATCTACCATTTGCATCTTATTAAACCATTCTTCCTGTCGTTCAATGCATCTCTCTGTTGGATCAGAAATGTTACTTGATTGTCCAAACTCTAATCTAGATTTAGAATATCCGTCAAAACTATTGTAAGCTCGTCTCCATTCCTCATACTGCATACAGAAGTGCTTCAGCTCATAATAACGATGCTTGCTGATGTAGTACTTATTGCCTAAAGATATGTCTGCCCTCTGGCTCAAAGTTCTTCTCCCCTCTCCAAAAATATCCAGTGTACTCGTACAACTGCTTCGGTGAAATGTAATAGTTGATTCGACCTAATTTAGAGCTGATCTCATTTACTGATGTAACTTGCTTTCCATGCCTTGTTGCAACACCTATTGGCAAGCATCCAGATATGATACCTGCTCGTACCCAAGTTGCATCCTTTCCATAAAGTTCTGCTACGACAGCTACCGGTACTGACCCTTTTGTATAAATCATTATAAGACCTCCTTTCTGAAGTCTAATCTAGAATAGAAATATCAAAATGTATAATCAAAGTCAGTGAAAAACAAAGAGCACTTGCAAATTTCGCAAATGCTCAATGGAAGCCTGCCATAAAATAGTTTACAAGTTATAGGTTAAGTAGTATCATCAAGATACATCTGATAGTATTCTTCTTGGTCATCAGATGAAAGATCTGCATAAAACTTTGCTGGAGTCATATGCTTTTCTTCTGATAACCATACAAAGAAAGTATTATCAAAATAAGAATCTTGCATAATACCACCTCCTTTCTTGTTAGTCAGGCTTCATATAAGGAGCTGTATACTATGCGAGATTCTTTTTTTTATATAGTATTTTGGTTAACGTAAGAGTATAATATTTGTAAAAATCATACTTTGATGGAGTGCATAATTATGAAATTTGTTCCTGTTGTATGCCCAAAATGTGGTGCTAATCTAAATGTTGAAGAAGGACGAAAGGAATGCTTTTGCTCTTACTGCGGAACCAAAATAGTTGTTGACAATGAGAACAGTAAAGAAAGCACTAATACGTATGTTAAAATAGACGAAGCTCGCATTAGAGAAGCTGAGGCAAAGGAACGAATCCGCCTTAAAGAACTTGAACTGATGGAAGAACGCCAACGGCATGACATTGAAAGAGAAAATAGAGAATACGAAGAAAAGCAAAAGAAGAAAAAGCGCCGTAAGATAATAACTCTTGTTATCATTTGTATTATGCTTAGTGGATCTATTATTTATAGACCTTTAATGATTTTAATCGGCCCATTCATGCTTTGGTACTTAATGCATCAGATCATTCACAATAAATAGGGCAAAAAGAAAGAGCACCTGTATCCGATGCTCTTATAGATGTGGTTTTAGATATGCTATAGATCTGCCAATCGACGGGTGATGAGTCCGTCAGACATGTATGCCGAACATACCGGTCAACCTCCTTTCATTAATGAGGTTGTATTTTATGCGAGGAAAAAAAAAGAAGACCCACTGATTTTTCAGTGAGCCTACTACATTACTCATTATTTTCTGCTTTTGCACAGTATTCATCATACTCATCGAATACTTCATCCGCAGATGTTCCTTCGTAATTATTGTCAAAATAGCTCCATGTAATACCTTTGTATTCTTCGAGCCACTCGGCAAAACTAAGAATTCCATCTTTCATGATTTATTATCCTCCTTATTTGTAATAAATAATGTGCTTATTTCATAAAGACCTATGAAATTTATGCGACTTTTTATGAAATTTCCTTTCTGGGAATTTTTTGGAATTCTTTTCGCCATCTCTCAATTGTTTCATCGCTTGGAAAGTCCTCATACTCTGCCATATCGCTAGACAAAATATCATTCACAAATCCATAAATGATTACACTTTTATACTGTTTGTAGGGAAGAATCTCACTGGAAATGACCCTGTGATATGTATTACAATAAGGGCATCGAACTCTATATAGCTTAATGTATGTTTTTTGTCCATTTCCAAATCTTATCATGCGCTTTACTCTGTCGTATGATTTCATTTTGCTGTGGCAGGATGGGCAAAGACTATCCAGACTTTTAACCATTTTGAGATATAGAGGTGAAATATAAATGTTACTAAAATGTCCTGAATGTGATCTGCAAGTTAGTGATAAAGCTATGATTTGCCCTCACTGTGGTTATCCATTAGTTAAAGGCCATTCAAGCCAACGATCTTCTTCTAACAAACGTAAGCGACTTCCAAATGGCTTTGGGCAAATAACAATGCTTCATCATGAGAATCTACGTAAGCCATATCGAGCAATGGTAACCGTAGGAAAGACATCAGAAGGTAAGCCAATCAGTAAACTGCTTAAACCTGAAAGCTATTTTAAGAGTTACAATGAAGCTTATGCAGCCCTGCTAGAATATAATAGGAACCCTTATGATCTGGATAAAGACAGTATGACAATTCAGCAGCTTTACGATAAATGGACAGATCAGTATTTTCAAAAAATTAGTGATGGCGGCATACGAAATATCAAGTCAGCGTGGTCCTACTGCTCTTCTATTTACAGCATGAGGGTAACGGATCTGAGAGCAAGGCACATTAAAGGCTGCATGGAGAATGGCTCAATAGAATATAAAGGCCAAATTAAGCCAGCATCAGCAGGTACAAAAGAACGTATTAAGTCTATGTTTAATCTCATGCTTGACTATGCTTTGGAGTATGAGCTTGTTGACAAGAATTATGCCAGAACGTTCAATATTGACGATACTGTTATTCAGGAAATAACAGATCAAAAACGAGGACATATGACATTTACTGATGAAGAAATAAATAATCTTTGGGACAATATTCATCTGATACCTTATGTCGATGTAGTGCTTATTCAATGTTATACAGGATTTCGCCCTCAAGAGCTTGGATTATTACGAATGGATAATATTGATCTTATTAGCTGGACTATAAAAGGTGGTATGAAAACAGAAGCTGGTAAAAATCGTATTGTTCCCATTCACTCCAAAATAAGAGATCTTGTTAAAAACCGATATGAAGAAGCACAGAAGCTTGGATCTGAGTATCTTATTAATTGTACAGATGGCAAAACACACACTGGAAGCATGATGTTTACTTATGACAAATATAAAGCTCGTTTTGCCAAGATCCGAGATCAGTTAAAGCTTAACTCTCAGCATAGACCTCATGATGGACGCAAGTATTTTATTACCCAGGCTAAAAAATATAATGTTGACGAATATGCAATAAAGTATATTGTTGGTCATACTATTACAGACATCACGGAGCGGGTTTATACAGAAAGGACTATTGATTGGCTTAAGACAGAAATTGAGAAAATTAAATAGCCCTTGTTTTATTCGCTTTGTGGTGTACGAATATGGTGTATGAATAGTGTATGAATAGTGTATGAATAGTGTAGGAGTGGCCTCACTTTTATCAAGTTTAGCCACTCCTAACGAACTCTTAAACACTAGGTTTCCAGCCGCTTCTCAGAATTTGCCCTGCTCTGCCGCAAGCTCTACGGAAACTGAAACTCTCTTAAATACTGTAAAATATCATTCAAGTGTAGGAATAATGTAGGAATAAACTACTTTTTTTCAGTGCTATTATCGTCAGTTGACGACAAATAATTTACTGGAATGGATCCGATGGTAAAAGGGTTCGATGTTGCTTTTGCTTTTTTTGCAATAGCAGCTTTATCAACGGACGCCTCTGCCGCAGCATATATCGCAGCTGAGATAATAGCACAAACAGTTCCTATTGTTGTAATGATCGTGTCGCTTGTCTGTATTCCTGCAATGGATGTCCCAATCGACGCTAGGAATGCAGCTACACATAACCAAAACTTCCTTGAAGTAATTTTCTTTTTAATATCCATTATTATCTCCTTCAGTATTTGTGTCAATAGGTTGCTTGTATTTTTGCAGATTTTCGTTTTTCGCCTTCCAATAGTAGAACCCGAAGCTTGTTGAGCATAGTCCAAATACTCCTGGTATTAAGTATGCCAAAGCCGTTGTATCTCTAGTTATAAGAACAGCAATGAAAGTAAATATCATTGTTATAACTGCTAATGCTGTACTTATTATCAGAAGTAGTTTGGATGTTTCTATTCGTTTCTTTTTCTTTTTGTACTTATAGTATCTGCTGTGAGTTTCATCCATAAGATCAACCTTAATCAGTCCTTCTCTTCCATATCTGTACCATAAATGTCATCTACGAACTTTCCTAAAGAAAAAAGACCTAAGATATACTTAAATAGTTTTATCATTTGTTTATAAGAAACGTCTCCAAGCGTTTTTTAGCTTTATTCAGACTGGTTGCTGTATCTGATGAATTACTGTCAATAGCATTGTCAAGTAGTGCTAACAGGCTTTCCATCATTGCTTTTGTTCCTTCATCAGCTTTCTCTAAATGCTCCTCGTGCACAGCTAATTTAGCTTCCGCTTTAGTCATTCTTTCTTCAAGGCTACTTATTTTTTGATTCTGCTTGGCGTCGGGCTCTTTTAAGTGAGCTGAAACGGCTGAAAAAACATTGATTACTGAAAATATCACAGTGATCAACGTACAAACAGTAATCGTGTTTTTAATTGCCTCTAATACTTGTGAATCCATTAGTTAAGTCCTCTTTTCTAAGCAAATATAAATGAGTTATGCGAATCCACTCCTTTCATTGATCCTTTAATCTGGAATTCTTATATTTTTCCACTTCTTATATATTTGTATCTCCTTATTCTGTAGCTATTTCACTCCATCCATAAACTCCAGGTTCCCAGACATTGGCATCAGCAGTAGATGTCCATGTTTTACCATTGTGCGTAACTTTTGACCCTTTTGCATAGGCATCCGTTGCACCAGTAGGCTGTACCCATTCGGTGATTGTTTCTGCATCTTTTTTCTGGTCATCTGAGCCGGTGCTATCAGACGTATTCTTTTCGCCTGCAAGAGTCCATCCATAAACTCCTGGTGCCCAGACATTGTTATCAATCGTAGATACCCATTTCTTATCATCATACGTTACTTTATCGTTTTTTGCATAAACGCCGATTGCTCCATTAGGCTGAACCCAATCTGGGTAATCTGTATCATTACTTCTGCCATCAATACGCAAAAAGAGGGCTGATGTCTTATCTGGTGTCCAGTCGGATTGTGATGTGTGAGCTTGGATGACTTTATAGATTGCTCCATCGTAGGTTACATATTTTTCTGTTTCATATGAAGTACCAGCTTTCCATTCAGGGAACATTCCAGAAACATCAGACTGATTATTTTTTAGAAAATCATCAAGCTTATCGATAACCTCATCTTTGGCTCTCTCTCTGAAGACTATATAGTACTTATTATTTATTGAATTGTTCATTATTGGGATCGCACTTTCCCAGTGGTATTTTTGAGTGTCCTCATCTTTAATAACAATATCGTGAGCAGTATAATAATCGCCCAACGCATTTACATAGTTTTCAGTAACTATCGCATTCGCAGACATTGTACAATCGCAAATCTCTTTCCCGTCAAGTACTAGTTTCATTTACATCATCTTCTTTCGCTTCTTTATTGTATGCTTCAATATCAGCCGATAATTGTCTTTCTTCTGCAGCCAAGATTTCATCTAAAAGCTGCTTAACTATTGGCTCTAGAATATATGGAGAAAGTTTTGATTTATTTACAAGTTCAACAAGATGCATCTGAAAATCATGCCTTGCAATCGATAACGGTTTATCCATGCTTCTCTATTTCCTTTCATTTTTAGTATCTGCCAATCACAGTAATACTAGAGTTTTGTGCGACAGTAATACGCCAACAATTCCCGGTTCCAGTTTTATTAAGCACTGTAAATGTTGTATTTGCGTCACCGCCATAAATGGCTCTGTAACTTATACCCATGTTTGGTGACGTACCGGCATACCAGAAAAGATATGCTCTGTAATCCGATATAATTACGATGCCGTGTTTTAAACCGCAATCGAGGGTTTTAGCCCAAACAATAGCCTGCACTCTTGCACATTGAGCCAGATTAATGCCGTTCCAGTTTCCAATGAAGTTAGGCGCTTTTATTGCTTGTGAAAAATCAAACTCAGATCCAAAATTACTGATACGGCCAGTATAGTCTTCAGTCGATCCAGACGAAGAATGAAAGTCAATATACCTACCGACTTCAATTCCACCATCACTATTAACTGTAGAAATTTTAGGCCATGGTCCATTTTTGTTTTGCCCGACAATGTTGTAGCCGTTTAATGTACCGTTTATAGTCGTGCTCCGCAGGGCAGTATAAGTAGGATATAAAATTACGTTATTCTTCATAGTGTTTGAAGAGTCTCGGCAATCTATCCAAACGGAGCTATCACCGCCGCCGCACATAAATCTATATGCTGAGTTTGAGGAAATTGCTAATATTCCGCTTGCTGACATATCTCCGCCGGTGACTACACCTCCAGCACTACGCACCAACCCAGTTGTAGATACAGTAAAGCTATTGCTTCTGGCTGAATCTGATGATCCGTTTCCTATTATAAGCATAGCATTGGCATCATCAGCATTGTATTGTCCAAAGACTACCTGAGAAGTAGCTTTGGCATATAGATACCGTCCATGTGTGAACGATACATCACCTATGGAATTGCAGCTGACTCCGCCAGCATAAGACTCATATCCACTGGCTACATTAGAATATCCGGTAGCAAAAGCTTGATCACCGGATGCTATTGATGCATACCCCTGCGCATGGGAATAATTTCCTGATGCTATTGTTGAATATCCTTCAGCATACGAACTGCGTCCTGAAGCGGTAGTTCCGTATCCACTTGCATAAGAAGTATTACCTGTTGCTGCAGTTCCGTATCCACTTGCATATGAAACATATCCTGAAGCATCGACATTGCTTCCAAGTGCATAGCTGAAAGTTCCAATTGAACTGTCTTCTTTTCGCATTCCAAGCGTGAATGCCTTTGTATATTTACTTGACGTCTGGTAGTTTACAACTATTTGTGCACCATCTGCAGGTGCCGTATTAAATGTAAGGTGTATAGCATTAGAAACGCTGTAGTCTGTTGTGGCAGTACCGTCGATTGTTACTGTAACAGTTCGAGATGTGTTAACATAAAATGAAGTTAAAAATTCTTTAGTTGTTCCATCCCCAGTGAAATTATCGGTAACATCATAATATCCATCTTTATTTCTTAGATCACTGATATAAACATATGTATTGCCATCCTGATCAATCATTTTGAAAGAATGATAGTCAAGATTAAGATGTGACTCATTCTCAAGGCCAATTTGTTCACCACTGCTTAAGAAATTTGCAAGATCTGTCAAACCCTTTCGGACATGCAAACCATCACTTGAAATATACGTATTATAGCCTGTTGCAGTACTTGGTGTTTCAGTCTTATTTGTTAAATCGGCTACCATCAAACCAGAAGAATCCGTCGAAATATAATTTGTAGCAACTTTCTTGGCATCGTCAGCCGTACTTTTAGCACTGTTTGCGTCCGAAACTGCCGCTGTCATAGCTGCATCATAATATCCATTGTCTGACGGAGTGTTCTTTGATGTATTATTCGAATAAGTTGTTTTTACGCGTCGCCAGTAATAATGCCCAGATGACCATGCCTGCCGTGTACTTGACCACGACCCACCAGATAGAATTGTTGATGAGGTAGACAGATACCATTCATCAATGGTTGAGGTTACAGATATGCCTGTATCGCCTTTTACACCCTGAGGTCCTTGAGGACCGGTAGCACCTTTAGGACCTTGAGCACCTGTTGCACCTGTATCACCTTTAATTCGTGCCCACGTATAGGAACTAACTGAAGTCGAATCCGCCGAATTATAGTCCGTATATGTTCCAATATACGTTCCAACGGTTTCACCACTATTTGATGTAAACGTGGAACCGCCATCGTTCGAATATTTCACATGGAAATATGGTGTCTTACCGTCAGCACCTTTAGCTCCTGGAGTACCATTGACGCCGTCATTTACCGTCTGTGTGGTCTTTGATCCGTCAGCGTTTGTAACCACAATCGTTGTGACTGTCCCTGACTTTGATACCGAAACGGTAGGCGACTTGCCGTCTTTTCCAGGAATGCCTTGGTCTCCTTTTGCTCCGTCGCTCACTGACACGAGCGCCGTCGCCCCTCTCGCCCTTACGATGCGGCCGCCGGTGAGAGGGTAGACGACAAAATTCGTCGCCTGAAACTTAGTCTCGTCGGCAAGCCTATTGATACTGAGAGCTGTCTCGTCTATGGACATGCCCGCGGGCACGGTGACGGCCCACTCGAGCCGCGTCCACACTCCGGCGGGGATTGCATAAGAGTTGGCAAAGAGTCGGAGATTTGTTGCGCCCGCATCGTCTTTATAATGGATCCAAGCCCACACGCGCCCCGACGGGATATCTTTGTCAGGCTTGATCGTGATGCCGATGTGATATGATGTGGTCGCGCTCAGCTTGATGTTCTCAAGGGCAGATTTTAGAAAATCCTTATGTCCGCCATCATTGACCATGGCCTTGACCGTATAGGTGGCCGTCTCGTCCGGCTGTGTCTTGACGAGGTTGGTAGGCTCAGTCATTCCGCCACCCCCCCCATCTGCCGTCAGGGTCTCGCCCTCGGCGGGTGCCCATGCGGCGGGTGTGGAGCCATCGACGATCATCAAGTCGTCAATCTCGACGATACCAGGCTGCAGGTTATTGCTGCTATCGCGAGATAAGTCGGAGTAGGCTAACATCATTACATCCCCCGGAAACTCATCACTGGCCGTGAAGGTCCCGCTCATGTGGAAGGTGTCGCCCGCCGAAGGGTTACCATGATACACAAGCGTATCCTTGATGCCATGAATGCCGGACGATGAGTATAATGTGACCCCGTATCGGTCCTCGCGGCGGTACGTGCCCGGTGCTGGCTCGATGACCTTGACTGTATAAGACAAGGTGTATGTGTGACCGGGCTTGAAAATCCGTGCAAACGCCTCCGATGAGATCAGCTTTCTCGCCCATATATGCGACAGTGTGATCCTCTGCGCTGTGCCGGTGATTTCACCCGCCCATAAGATGTCGTCGCTCCGTAGCAGATTGTAATTGTATACAGTGTTTCCCTCGCTCATTATTCCTCCAATCTGGCCTCAAGGTTGACCACGGCCCCCGATGCCTTATAAGTGCTCCCCGTCGCGAGGATCTCCGTCCCGCCCGATGCGTACCAATGGATCGCGCCGAGCTTGGCGATGGAGTCGGAGTCAAGCTCTGATCCGCCTCGGTAGACGTGGGCGGTCAGTGTCGCGGAGATCGCGGCATTTTTGGCGATCTGCCCCTTATCTGATGTGATCACCAGGGACAGGGTGTCCTTGCCATCGGCCCCGTCGTTTACTCTGACCAGTGTAATAACATCACTTCTGGCTTTTACGGCCATATAACATCACCCCTCAAGCTGTGCAACGTAGGACGCCTTATTATCAATATCACCTGCCGATATGGAAAGCGTGGTACCTGTTGCTACAGCGGTAGTTCCACCGTCCTTGTACCACTTAATAGTTCCAAGAGCCGTCAAAGCCGTTCCGGTGAGCTCAGATCCGGCTTTATAGACATGAGCAGTCAGTGTCGTAGCGATATCAGTATTTTTAAATATCAGTCCATTAGATGACGTAACCGTTACCGTTATTGCATCAGCTCCGTTAATGCCATTTGTCCCCTTATATCCGACACTATATTCCGTTGATGCTGTATTATCTGTGTAAGTAGTTACCTTTTTCGTCCAGAGATACTGACCATTTGGTACAGTTGGAACGGAAGAACCCCATGTACCAGTCGGAGCGGTTGTCCCGGAAGAACCTGCCTGATAAGTAACTTCCGTACTTTTGACGCCCTTGCCGGTCGCACCCGTATTTCCCATCATACCAACCGAATAAGAAGTTGAAGATGTACCATTTGTATATGAAATAACAGTTTTTGTCCAAAGATATTTACCTGCTGCCACCGTTGGGATTGTCCCGCTCCATGTCCCCGTAGGAACAGTTGTACCTGAGTTTCCTGTCTGATATGTTACGTTGGTACCTGATACACCATTTCCGGTATTTCCAGTTGCCCCTTTTGCACCAGTAAAGGCAATAGAATAACTGAATTTCTTCGTGATGCTGATAGTATCGCCATTCGCCGCTGTGACACTAATTGGAATATCAACAGTACCTCCTGTCTTAAGCGCTGTGGTTGCAGTAATGGTTACTGTAGGTGCAGGTGTTTTTCCATCTGAAGAAAAACTCAACCCTGTAGGTGCTGAAATGGTTCCAACAGAAGCCGGAACCTGCTGGCTTCCACAGTATGCATATACCTGAGTAGTTGTACTTTGCTGGGATGAAACACTGTCAGTATTCCCGATAAAGGTATGTGCTTCGTTCGTTAAAATTACAGAATAAGCGTCTGTTAAGTCTATAAGTGTTACCTGATTACTAGCTTTAATTGCCATATATTGTTCTCCTTTTAATAATCCAAATTACATTGAAAAACAGTTTTTTCACTAATATCATCGGCGGTAAGAGTCATGATAAAGCCGTTGTCAGAAAGGCGCGAATCATCAGCCGATAATTCTGTCCATACAGCTGATCCCATTGCTTTCTGTTCCCACGTCAATTTTGCAGCATCACCAAACACTTTTTTCATTGTCGCGGAATCAGTTATGCTATTGCCTCCAACAATAATAGTTACAGTTAAATTTGTCGCAATGCTTGTATTCTTGAACATTGTGCCATTGGAAGATTCTATGATTAGCAACACGGCGTCCTTGCCATCAGCACCAGTTATGCAGACAGGATCACTGTAGGTTGTATCGTTACTTGTTTTTGTTACAGTTCTTTGCCATATAAAATATCCGTCCTTACGTTCTGGCGAAGTCGTTGACCATCCTTCTGTTGGTGCAATGACCGAAGAATGGCTACTTGCATATTCTGTAACGAGAGACTTGACTGAATTATTTGCAGTATCTTTTGCTTCATTTATTGAAGTTTCAACATTTTTCCCAGATGATGCAAAAATGATGGAAGAAGCAGTTATTGAAATAGCATCTGCCTTTCCATCATTATCTGAATCATAGTATTTAATATTAGCATTATCATTACCAATGGTGACTGGTATGTTCTCATCGAAATAGACACCCTTTGATGATGAGACATTCATAAGGGTATTGCTATCCTTAGCACTTACTACTTCTATACCATCTGAAGTAACATTGATCTTCTTTCCTTCTTCTTCAGAGAGAATATGGGCTCCTTCATTGTCCTTCCAGAAGTAGTTTTTCTGCTCATCGATGTCACCCTGAGCTGCTTCTGCTGCTGCCTGAGCTGCTGATGCTGCTTTACCAGCATTATTAGCGCTCTTAGTAGCGTCTTCAGCTTTAGACTGGGCATCGCTTGCTGCACTAGCTGCATTATTAGCGCTCTTAGTAGCGTCTTCAGCTTTAGACTGGGCATCGCTTGCTGCACTAGCTGCATCATCTGCACTCGCCAAAGCTTTCTGGGCACTATCAAGAGCCTTGTTTGCATTGTCTTGTGCTAAATCAGCATACCCAATTGCCTTATTAGCTTCACTCATAGCTGTTGTAGACTCTGAATGGGCACCTTCAGCAATGACTCTTGCCTCTGAAGACGTTTGAATAGCTGTATTAGCTACCCTATCATCTGTCGGCGGAGATGTACTGTTACCTGTGATTCTGGCCTGTCCATTCTCTATATGGACTACCACTACATCTCCAGGAGAAGCATTTACAGACATTGAAGCTGGTGTTTCGTCTGCCCCATTATCAATATGCACATAAGCTATCTTTTTGTCTACTCTAACAACTGTTGCTATAGTATCATATCCATTGGGCTTTTCAGAAAGTGCCTTCATTGCCTGTATAAGCTGATTCTGTATGCGTTTATCTACTATACTCATAACATTCCTCACTTGTTTTACAGTTATAGCCCAACTCTATGCTTTGAGATTTAATAAAAAAATCACCCTGAATATATACATTAGGATAATGAAGCGTGATCATATCTCCAACATAAATATCAGGGTAATAACGTCTGTCATAAGATACTGTTCGAGTGGAAGATTGAAGTTCTTTAAGCCTTCGTACAGCATAAGAGCTAAGTGTTTCCCCGGAATTAAGGCTTACATCAGTCTCTTGCTTCCAGATCTCTCTCCCTCTGTTCTGTATCGACAATGGACTATTCTTATTATTGTCTTTTACAGTATACGAAGTTCCATTTTGAACCACTCGAAGCACATTTGGACAACTATACCAATCATCCTCAATTGTTATCGAGTTCTCCAATAAATCTTCATCAAGTGCCGAAAAAACTGCTTTACTTTTGGTATTATAGCTGCATATATGGATCTCTCCGGTCCCAGTTATCTGTATCTGCCATCCTATTGCAGAGACAATCTTCTGAGCCATACTTAAGTTGGTCTCTTCATTGCCCGCTACAATTGAGGATGCTAGTACAGGTGATTTCTCTTCAACAATTACAGGGGCAGGACCTGTAAGCAATTTAGCAGCTGTGTTTGCATTAGATCCTGCCGGTGCATACCATCCCTGTTTAAGCAAAATATCCTTCGCTGGTTTCAGAACAGAATAACATGTTACCGGATATGTGGATCGCTTACCATCAAGTTTACGTTGTGGAGATGATGTAAGACCAGTGAAGATAGGAATAGTTGTCTCTTCATCATTCTGCTGTGCTCTAAGATATACTCGAACCCACTTTTCTTTTGGATCCTCATCCATCTCAAGATCAGCAGACTCAATTAAATCACTTGTTTGTCTGGTAATAGATCCACTTATGAAATTCATTTCATCTACATCATGCCATGAAACTCTGTCCACGGTCTTTAATAGATATGACGCAGAATATCCACGGCTCCATTTCATGTATTATCAGCCTCCAATTTGTTCCATTCCTCAAGTGTCATTCCATCAAATCCCTGGTAGTCAACTTCTGAGATAGTGAGCGAGAATTTCACCAAGAACGGTGTCTTTCTTGTTCGTGTTTCAGAAACCTGCACGTCGGCAGGAAATGATGATCCTTCTGGTGTCCTAACATGACAAATTCCAGGATACACCGCCAGATCACGCATTAGCTGCAATGTATTGTCATCCGATGTGCTCACGACATAATCCGTGCTTACAGAAAGCTTACGAGTTACTGATGGATTCCAATCTCCAATTACACTACCGCCAAGATACGTTGTCTGTTTGAAATCTTTTGCCCAAGAATTCGACAGTTCAACATTATATGGAAGCTTTACTCTATTGTTATCGAAATCAATGACAACACTTGTCTCATATATTGCATCACCGTCTTCATCACTGTAATCTTCCCAAGCTATAATATTATCCTCGGTTATATAGTCTCCATTAGCTGTTATATCAACTACTCTGTGACCGCAATCTTCTCCGAAAGCCGGATACGGATCAACATAAGTCTCACCGTACTTAGCTCCCTTCACAATAAGCTCCGGGTAGTCAATGCCCAGACGATAAATATCGCACGTATCTCCTTCAACATAATTTGATGGAGCTACCGGAGTTATCATTGCACAAAGCTTATCACTGTTGGCTATTATCGTAGCTGTTGGCATTCCAGCCTGATGATCCCAATGAACCTCAAACTGCTGAGATGCTGTTGCTGCCTGACCCAATGTATCCTTGATCGTTGCCCGAAGAATGTACGTAGCGTCATCGTCAAGTGATCCAATCAAATCATCATTCGTGATCGTGATCGAGCCACTTCCAGATCGATACAATGATACAATACTTTCCCCAGCATAACCATCATCATCAGATCCGTCAGGTCTTTCGATATGGAAATCAAGTGCTCTTTCAATAGTAACGATCGAAGTGCCATCTTCCGGACATCCATCGATAGTAACTGTCATCGGCATTGATGAAAGAGACAAAACAGTTCGTTTCAATTTCTTATCTGCATCATCAGTAATCTCTTTATTAGCAAGTGACGATGTCATTGTAATGTTGAGAGGTTTTATAACTGAAATATCAATAGGATAACTCCATCGTTCAGATACTTTTCCAGACTTAGATGTCACTCGAACACAGAGTTTATGTGATGAACCGGTTTCCCAGTTTAATGATGCTACGCTGATTGTCTTCGTGGTCTCTGTAGTAGCAGTTGCAATAATGTTTCCATATGTAACGTTACCGCTCGAGTCGAGAGTAGCTTCACAAATATCAGCAGCTGCCTGAGCTGTACCATCAGTTGATGTGTAGTCCCAAGATGCAGTAAACTCTCCATCTGTGTTGACAACGGAATCTGACAAATATAATACAGGTGGCTGTGGTGCGGTTGCAGTATCAAGGCTTACCGTATCACACCATGGTCCTACAACAGCATTATTACCTGATCCCATGTTTAGTCGAACTCTGAAATACCATGTCTTACCAGTATCAAGTCCTCTGATAATCCATTTTGACGCATGAACAGCATCAATGGTATAAGTAGAAGGCTCCTCCGTAGATTCCCATGATTCAGCATAACTGGACCAGCTTATTGTTGCACCGGTTGCCTTACTCCATGTCCAATCCCACGAAATTTTAATATTTCCAGCATCATCAAGTGCTTCAACCGTTACATTCTTAGGTGCTCTTGGGATAACTCCATCTTTCCACGTTATTGAAGAAACCATGGAGTCCCGATTGGTACGGGCATTACCTCTGAATGCACATACACCTATAGCATATGCTTCCTCATTTGAAAGATCCGGACATTGGAATATTCCAGATATATCATCATGCTCAATAATACCAACTTGAGTATCCTTCTGTCCGGCTCTTAAGATTACAGCTATACGGCTATCAGGTACCGTAGAATTATTTGTTACCGAAACACTGACTTTATTAGTTGATGTATCCATAGTAATAGAACTAATCGTCGGTGCTTTCATTTTTCCAAGCATTGCAAGTCGATTAGTTCCATACGTCGTGAGTCCGTCATGTGTGCTGGTGATCCGTACAAACAGACACTGATCCTCATCAAGCTGATCATCAATAGGGAACGTACCACTACTATAGTTTCCTGCTGCTCCAGCTGCTGTAGAATCCTGCCATGAAGCTGCATCAGGCACAATAAGACCAGCATTAGGAACTGTAAGCACATATTGTATCTTATAGCTGTCTACTGGCCTGTTAAATGATTGATTCAATGAAAAATTAACAGATACATTTATCCCTTTAACTGCATTATTTGATGCTGTGACGCTGTTAATCGTCGGGGTGTTCGGGTATCCATAAGCATGATATGCATATACAAATCTTGTATCCCCTGCTGGTCCTCTTGAATGTATACGCATCCACCGAACGTAACCATTCTGTGATTTAGTTATGTTCTCCGTTATTTTTTGTGAACCATTTCTGTCGCCATAAGCTGTTGATGCACCATTCCAATTAAGAGCTGCTCCATTTGACTGAGCACTATTGACAAGTATCGTCTGACGAATAGTGTCGTTAGTGATCGATGTATTGCTATCATCTGGAGTAGACCATGTAAAAGTTCCTTCATAAGATGAGGAACTCTCAATTGCATATGAAATAGAAGTTGTCTGTGGTGCACTAATATAAAAAGTATTTTGTGTCCATGGAGACCAGGTCACTGCTTTTCTTTTTACTTTTCTATTAGCCTTACCACGCACTCGAAATGCAACCCAACGTAAAAACCTCCAGCTGCTAGGATAATAGTTGCTGGCGCTGAGTGTAACAGTCGACTCTGTGGTGTCAGTCTTTATACCTATCTCGCGCCAGTTTCTATTATCAGATGTGCAGTACTGAAGAGCCTGACCTTTACTATATGTTTCACCTTTGGTCCATTTAAACGTAAAATTCCAGCCATTCTTAACAATACTTAAGCCGCTAGGAGCTTTACTGGTAGGTGCAGCTTTTTTACTATTATTTTTATTTTTCCTTTTCTTCCCCATCTTATATACCTCCCATCTGTGCTATCTGCTTAAGAGACCTTCCAAGGCGGAGTGCATAATCTTCTGGGTTTTCTGCACCATCAACTGAAATGTTAATTTCATAAGTGTTATTAGACCCATTTTGACTGTTTGCAAAGTTTTTATAGAAATCAGCCATAACTCTCTGAGTTGCATTACCTCTAACAGGCTGTATAGTTGATGCATAACGCACTGTTGGAGCTATATCGAGTAATGAACTTACACGGTTAGCACTTTCAGTAACATTAGACATATCAACTACAGGCGTGATTACAGGATCCAGACTCAGATCAGTATCAGCCATGTCAGAAACAGAACTAAGAACTGAACTAAATGCATCAAGAGATTCATCCGCCATATCACGTGATGCAGACGCTGACATATATGTAGCCTGCTTAATACCGTTTGCAAAACCTTCTACAAACCATTTACCAGACTGATACATTACCTTTGACGGTGAACCGATCTTAATCTCAGAATTAGCTCGATCTTTAGCTGCCCTTGCCATTGCTGCTGCTCTAGCTGCTGCAAGATATGTATATGACGAAATACCATTCGCAAAACCTGTTACAAGATAGTAACCAGAATTATAGAAAGAATTGTAATAGCTTCTAACAGCTGAATTCGCTCTTGAAGCCACAGCTCCAGCTGCTGAGCTAGCGTTACCTGACTTAATACCGTTTGCCAGGTTAGCGATAAGTATCCTACCAATGCTTGCGAACCTACTATTGTAATTAGTGATAACTGCCTGAGCTGCTGTAATGATACGCCTAACTGCTAACGTAACACCTCCTGAGCCCTTGTTTAAACCAGAGCTCAAGCTTGAAATCAAATCAGAACCAAATTTAGAAAAGCTAGACTTTGCAGATGAAGTATCTGATGAAGAGAGCTGCAGTTTGCTTACAACTCCAGACATGTCAACATTAGAAGCAGCTGATGACATAGAACTAAGTGACTGCGTAATAGCTGCTGTGCCACTCGTAACGCCTGTTGTATCAATACTTGATACACCATTAAATGATGCAACAAGTGAATCAATAGACGAAGTAAGTGTTGAGATCATTGAGCTATCAAGCAATTTATTATCATTAATGCTAGACGATAATGATCTTAGACTGCCAATAATAGATGATACAGCAGTAGCTGCCTGTGATACCCCTGTCGTGTCGATACCAGAAAAAGATGAGATAAATGAAGCTAAGCCTGATCCAGATTGAGAAAGCGTTGAAATGAAATCCGTAAGATTCGATCCCGAATCACTTAATGATGCCTGACGCTTAGCCATACGAATGAATGAAGAAACAATAGCACTGAACGTAGCTCCAACTGATGAATCTGCTCCGGACATATCATCTGAGAATCCTTTTACATCATCACCAGTAGCTGCTATGTTACCAATAAACTCCTTAAATGTTCCGCCACCATTAGAATTAATATTTCCATACCTTCCAGCAGCTGATACAAAGGCACCAACAATTGATATGAACTTAGAACCAGAATCAGATGACACACCCGACATATTGCTTGAGAAGGTACTAATGTCACTAGCGGTGCCTGCCATGTTACCAATAAACTCCGTAAACGTTCCGCCACCATTAGAATTAATATTTCCATATCGGTCTGCAAGCCTAATAAATGTATCAACAATTGCACTAAGCAATGCACTGGATTCGGCTGTTGCGCCTTTTATATTGTCAGAAAAATCTTTAATATTTGAACCAATATTCGGTAAGTAACCTACAAACTCAGAAATTTTGGCATTACCAGTCCAGAAATTGCTCTTATAATCTATATCTGCGCCTGCAAATGTCTCAATGAAATCTACAACTGCTGACGCTGAATCAGAACTAATTGTAAGACCTTCCATCTGACTAGAATAGCTAGCAAGACTTTCTGCAATGCCCGGAAGCTTTTCGGCAAATGTTTGAATATCAACCTTTCCACCAACAATTGCCCCAATAAGGCTTCCACTTGTATCAGAAGGCATTTTAGCTTTACCGAATGCTGAGAGTACATCTGCACATGCCTGAGCTGTATCAGAACTGATAGAAGTTGTTCCAAGATTTGACGAGAATGAAGAAAGATTTGATGCAATGTCCGGAAGCTTTTTAGCAAATGTTGAAATATCAACTTTGTTGCCTGCAATAACCCCAATAAGAGTGCCTTCTGTATCTGTTGGAAGGGTTACAGAGCCAAAAGCTGAAAGAATATCAGCGCATTTCTTTGCTGTGTCAGTATCAATTGTTACGTTTCCAAGCCTTGAAGAAAAACCGCTTAATGCTTCTGCAACTTTAGGCAATTGCTTTGCAAAATCATCAAGATCCATCTCATTGCCCATGATGGCACCAACTAAGCCACCCTTCTTATCAAGCTGTACATCGGCCAGCGCCTGAAGGGTGTCTGCGACAACAGTAGCTTTTTCGCTATCGATATTATATCCGGATAAGCCAGCGAGAGCTTCTGCTAATGTTGGGAGATCTTTTGAGAAGGCTTCAATAGCTGACTTCTGACCAAAAATTGAAGCAACACCTTCAAGGAAGTCTGCTTGGGCAAAATACAAAACTGCTTGTGCAATCTGAGAGGCATTAGAAGCAATAGTACTGCCACTTTCTGAACTCATAGTAGACATAAATCCAGATAAGTCGTCAGCAAACGTAGAGACGCCGGTCGCAGCGTTCTGAATTGCAGTAACAATGTCTGGTGCTGCTGCATTTATAAAGTCATAAAATGCAGTGCCAAGACCTGTTGCAAGCTTATCCATAACTTCAAGCCCAGTATCAACTATTCCTTCAAAACCAGGAATCTGAGAAAGAAGACCAAGAAGCGCAATGACACCAGTGTCAACACCAAATACAGCAAGCATGGGTACAATAGCGCTCGAAGCGGCTGAAGCTAATGGCGAAACTACTGCAATGATAGCAAAAGCCGCAGCCATAGCTAACATCATTTCACTTAGAGCGGTTGCTACTGGTAAAGCTTTATCGAGATTACTACTATTACTTATAAGTATTCCAAATATAGTAGAAATACCAGCCAGCAATAATAGCATTAAACCAATATTTACTAAAGCACTTGATGCAACAACACCAATACTTCCAATTAATCTAAATGATACACCAAGTGCAATCATAAGCAAGCTGATTGCTGCCGCTACAGGAATTGCTTGATCAAGATTACTTCCAAATTTAGTAAGTAAGAATATTGCTGCACTAACACCTGCAAGTAATACAAGCATATCAGAAATAGATTTAATGTTTACACTATTTGTTGGCAGTGCATTTGACATAATTACAAATGATACAGAAAGTGCCAACATTAAAAGCCCTACTGAACTTGCTGCATACAAAGCCTGATCTAGATTACTTCCAAATTTAGTAAGTAAGAAAATAACAGCCGATACAGCTGCCAAAAGAATAAGCACTTCTCCAATGCTCTTCATTGAAACAGAAATATCGTTATGCATCTTCGACATTATTAAAAATGATGCTGATACAGCAATCATAATAATGCCAACTGCCGTTGCACCATACTTAGCAGTTTCAGCCTTTACACCAATTAGGTTAAGAATTTCTACAACTCCAAGCACTGCGCCGAGAATCAGAATAACTTCAAATATGCTCTTAAGACTAATTGACGTATTCTCGGTCCATTTTGACATTGCTGCAAGCAAAAGTGCTACTGCAGCTACTACTGAAATGACAGCAAGAACCGAGACGACAAGTTTCTTTACAGGAATCAATGTAAGAACGATTATCGCAGCAATAAGTACTACAAGCATCGCAACAATTGCAATCATCGGCTTAAACATATCAGAAGATACACCTTTGCACTTCGAAGATACAAACACCATTGAGTCAACGAGTGCTACAAGTATTGCAGTAACTACAAGACCTTTAACTAACTTCTCAGTTTTAATATTTCCAAGAATTATCACAACAGCTGCAAGAATTGCTAATGCCGCGCTCATCACAATAAGTGTTGCTGACATCTTTAGCATATCACTTGCACTCATAGAGCTTTTTATGCTCTTTGTAACTGCCATAAAAGCTATAAGCAGCAATTCAATCCCTGCTATAGCACTTAGACCTCGCCGTATCTCACTTAATGACAGAGAAGAAAGCTGCTCAATAACATGAGCAAGAATAAGTATTGTAACTGACATAAGAAGTAAAGATACAGCACCAGCTTTTGCTCTTTCACCAGCGATTTTTGCTACAATCATCAGAGAAAGCATAATAACAAAAATGATTATGTAGTTTGTTAAGCTTTTTGCAATCTCTTCAGTAGGCATATCAGCAAGCTTCTTGAGTACTATTGTAAGAACAAGCAGTGATCCAGCCATTAGTATTAAGCCAACACCAGCTCCAGCTTTAACATTCTTTGAAGCAACTTCCATAAGTGACATCACTATCATAAGCACAATAATCACAAGTCCAGCTTTTATAAGATCTTGAGCGTCAATTTTAGAAAGTTTCTTCACAGCTACTGCAATCAAATATATAGCAACCGCCATTCCTATAAATGTTCCAGCATTAGAACCGATCTTTTCTGCTTCACCAAGTTTTGGAAGTATTCGCTGTGCAAATGCAAGGAATATTATAATTCCACCAACAACCAATGATGCAACTGCTAAACGGTCAGGGTCGATCTTAGCGATCTTTGCAATAGCTATTGCAATTAAAAGAACACCGGCGGCAAATGCTAAAATTGTTCCGCCATTAATAATATTTCCAAGGGCATCAAAATCAATTTTACTTGTTTGATGACTAACAAGCGCAAGCAATACCATCAGTGCCGCTATCATGCCAAATGCTATGAGAGTATCTTTCCAATCAAATTTGACAAGTAATGCTAATCCTGCAATAGAACCAGCAAGAATTGCAACACCTTCTGCAAAGGCTTTTATTCCTTCACCTTTATACTTTTTAGCAAGCCCAGATGCAATATCGCCAAAAGAACTTGCAATAGATTTGAATGGCGCAACGAGTGGCATAAGTGCTTGTACAGTTTTAAATATAAATATTGCATTCGCAACAAAGATACCTATTGCAATCAGTGTGCCTTTATTATCTTTTATGAATTTTCCAATATCAGAAATAACTCCAGAAAAACCTTTCCAGAATGTCTGCAAACCGCTGACAATTCCGCCACCTTTTCCTGATGTATTGGCAGAAATACCATCTTTTAACGAACCGAAGAAACCTTTAATACCTTCAATTATTGAATCGAAACTTATAATGTTCGATCCAGAAAAAGCCTGTTTAAATTTATCGATTCCTTCTCCAATCTTAGAAAAGACATCACCAAACCTTTCTTGCCCAGCTTCTTTTATTGAGCTAAATACTTTTCCAAGACTTCCTAAAATATCAGAAAAATCAAAATTCGAGAATGCTTTTTTTATAGCTTCAAGCCATTGGGGGAGCTGTAATTTTGTTGAATCAGCACTAAAAATGCTAGAAATCTTTTCCTTAATATCATCTACAAATCCAGAAAACGAAGAATATAATTTTGTAGATTTGAATGCATTTAGTTTGTCAGTTATACCAAAAAAGCCATCTAGCTTCTTGTATACATCTGAAATAGCCGTTCCAATTTTGCCAATGACCTTATGAAATCCGCCGCTTGCTAAAGTTTTTAAGGATTCTCCTATGAGTTTAAGCCATGTAGTGGCTTTCTTTGCATCTCCAGAAGTAAGTGCTTTGATAAAGTTAGCAAAACGTTTTGTTAATATCTGTATAAAAGGATTCTTTCCAAGTGAATTTGCACCTTTACCAAATATCCCACTGATCTTCTCACCAATATCGCCAAGTACATCAGAAAATACTTTAAATGCTTTAGAATCCTTAATTGTTGAAATAAGCCCTTTTACTGCATTTGTGGTCATCTCAAACAACGTGCAGATACTTGTCACAACCTTATCAACAACTTTATTCTGCTTAAGCCACTCATCAAAGGCAGCAATATTGTCACCAATCTTTCCAGTAAATTCAAAGAAATTAAAACCAGTTGAACTTACTGCCTCGGACAATCCACCAAATGCTCTCTTTACTAGATCAACAACGCCACCGAGTATCTGTTTACCTATATCAAGAACAGAGAATATACCTCTGAATGTTTTCGTAATATTAACGCCATTACGTTTAACAACGTTTCTAATCTTAATTGCTATCTTTTCAACATCTTTAAGAAAAGAATATAAACCGGAAGAATCAGGTTCACCGAATACATCTTTCCAAGCAAGTTTTATGTCACCAAGAGCAGATTTCATTGTATCCAGTGATGCAAGAACAGCACTGAGTAATATCTCCCGACCACTTCTCTGATCCAGCTGATCTAACAACGTGTTCATATCAGTTCCGGAAGTTCTTGCTTCTTTTGCCAGATCCCGAAGAGCCTGAATCTGATCTTCGGTGTAGCCCATGTTTTCAAGCTCTTCATCAGAGAGACCATCAACAGTATCAGCAAGATTTGTTGTTTCTGTTGCGCCAACGCCAAGGGTCTTATTGACAAGATCCTGAATTGTCTGATAATCGTATCCTGCTTCAGTAAGTGCTTTTACACGCTCTTCACCATTACCAAAGTCACCACGAATAACCTGATTTGCTACTTCTTGGAACTCTGAGAGTTTGTCAGTTGAAACCTCAGTACCGTCTGCAATCTTTTTACTACCTGTTCCAAATACTGATGTAAACTCTTTAAAGCTGCTCTTAAAAATATCCTGAAGCTGAGAGTTATGAGCTACAGCATCACCAAGAGTTCCATATTTCTCAACAAGCCCATCTACGTCTACTCCAGCATCAATAGCATTCTGTTTAAACTTTTCAGTAAACTGATCAGTACTGATACCAGCTTTATTCATCTTGTCGATGATCTTGTCATATGTCGACATGAATGCACCGCCAAGATACTTGTTACGAGCATTGTCAATACCAGAGATAGCATCACTGAAGTAATCTGCAAGAGTTGTCCAAGTGTGTTTAGCTTCTTCAAAGTTACCAAACAAAATCTCAAAAGTCTGAGCCCAACCAGACTGAGCTGCTTCCTTCAGAGTATCCATCATCATAGAGAAAGTCTTAACGTCTTCTGCCGCGGCATAAGCTTTCTTACCAATATCTGTTGTCTCATCAGAGTATTTTGCCAACGTTTGTGTCAGAACTTCAGATGTCATCCACTGATAAGCTAAAGAGTCGTTGAAGTTATGTGTCGCATCTATTGCCTGATCCATCGTACCGCCATTAGCATTTGTTGTAATGACTTTGTACATTCCGTCTGATGTCTTTTCTACAGTTCCACATGCTTCAGCGGTTTCAAGTAACTGCTCCTTGAAGCCAACAGTTGCCATGTTAGCATTTTCAATGGACTTCCAGTCAATCAGTTTTACGTATCCTGCTGAAAGAGCCTGTGAGAAGTTATACATTGCTCTGGAAGCTTCCTCAGCATTTGCACCAGAAAGAGCTGCCTCATTGCTAATACCTTTAATGGCATTAACGGCATCTTCAAGTCCAACACCAGCATTTGTGAACTTTCCAATATTTGAAGTCATATCCTGAAAAGAATAGATAGTTCTATCAGAATATGTGTTAAGGTCATTTAAGTACTTATTAACTTCCTCAACAGAGGCACCAGTACTTGCCATAATGGTCTGTACTGATCCCATTTTGAGCTCATACTCATCAAAACCACTGGAGATAGGCTGAATTGTAAACTCAGACAAAATCTGTTTGCTTTTATTAACGATGTCGTTTGTAATATTGGCAACAGCTGTAGCGGCGGCAATTTGAAGGCCACTGAATTTTAATTTGCAACTATCAACAGCCTTCTCCATTGGTTCCATCGTAAACTGTTTGATGGATTTACTAAGTTTGCTGACGCCATCTGAGGCGCCCTTCATGTCAAGTTTATCGTTAAGCTTGTCAATAGTATTTAATGAAGTCTTGACATTCTTTTCAAAGTCAGAATTGTCAAACTTCATCTCGACGACTCGTTCATCAATCGTGCTGCTCATAGACCTTTCACCTCCCTCCAGATGTCTTCAACTATAGAATCAAAAACAGGCTTCAACGCAGGATTGATGTAGTCAATACCCTGAACATATCCGCCTGTCCCGGTTCCATGCCCATATTGCAAAAGGAGTGCTATGTTTACTCCCTTGTTAATGTTTGAATTCGTCCAATGAATACTTATTTCATCGCCAGAAGTTTCAATCGTGTATCCCCATGAACTAGCTGTTGTACCAGTTCTTACTGGAGTTGCAGACTGAAGAGCTTTTACACCCATCTCACCGTATTTATTGAGCTTGCCAGTCAACGCAAACTCTCGTAACTTCTCCATATATTTTTTTGTTTTGGAGAAATCACCCTTCTGCTTAAAAGTGATTTTCATCTGCACCTCCAATAATATTTACTTTACTCGTATTGTTCTTCCGGCCATAATAACGTCAGGATTTGAAATATTATTCATTTTTGCAAGATCCTGCCATGTTGTTCCATACTTCCTTGCAATGGCGGAAAGTGTATCACCGGCCTGAATCTTGTAATAAACAGGCTGAGCCAAAGTCTGTTTCTTAGCTTTTGACAAAGCAGACAGCGTATTGGGTCCAACAACACCATCAACTTCCAGTTTATTATCAGTCTGAAACTTCTTAACAGCTGCTTCAGTCAACGAGCCAAAGTCTCCATCTTCTGCAAGTCCTGCATTCATTACTTCATTAAGCCTTTTCTGAAGCTCTTTTACAGCTGTGCCAGTATCACCTTTAGAAAGCATCGTTGCCTGAGCTACTGTTGTAGAGGTACTTGCTGTTACTGTTGGAAAAGCTCCATCTCCTGCAACACAAATTGTTACATGATGCTGAGTGCTGAGATAGATAAGACCTGGAAAACCAAGATTAGCGTTTGTCAGATACTTACCCTTGAGCACTTTGAATCCGGCATTAGTAAGAGCCTGCTGCATACTCCAAGTTGTAAGGGATGGAGATATGTTCATAAGCTTCGAAAGATTGAATTTATGACCTGCTGCAATGACAATAGCTGCCGTTGAACTGGAGCAATCAGCATTGCAATTCACAGTAATGTCAGATGTTTCCCATTTTGACGCTTTCAGGTGATTGTACATTGCAAGTCGATTGTTCTCTCCAGCTGCAAGTTGCCCATAGCCTATGTGATCATTAAGTGCAGCATTTTTAGCCTGCCTCGCAATTTCATCGCTTACTTTCTTATCAGGATAGTAAAGACATACATCCCACGGCCTGTTATACCAATCTCTGAGATAGTATTCTCGCCCTGTCTGATCTCCAGCATTTCCTTCAGCTGTGCCATTCTCAGAAATGCTGCAATTAGCAATAGTATTCATGACTACTACCTCCTATGTGATTTGTGTCTGGCTGCATTCAATGCTGCATTCTGTCGCATTATTGCAGCTTGTGACATTTTCTTTTTAGGTTTTGATTCTTCAGAGCAAACTCGTATCAAAGTAAGAAGCCTGTTCAAATGCCACTTCTGACACTCAAATGGAATACCAAAAGCTATCATCTGATAATAAATAACTTCAGATGTAAGGATTTTTCTCGAATGTGGAGTATTTGGATCGTCCTTAATCTTTGTAGCTGTCATTGGGTAGTTAATGTATCCATTAATAGTGTCGAAGTTATCTTTCGTAAGACACTTGTACACGATTGGATCAACGTTTTGTGTAAGCGTCATACACCGAATATAGTCAAGCATTTGCTTAGTAGTTTTATTGTTGTCTTTAAGAAATGGAATGCACCATTTGGCTTCCCACTTTGAAATAGAGACTAAAGAATGCTCTAATCGTAAAGTTGTCTCTTTTGAGGTGATAAAAATTTCATCCGTTTCGTCCCACATTTCTCTTGCAGGAACTACAAGTTCAAGCAACTTTAGCCTCACCTCGAGAATTATTTATATAATGAAACACCGGAATTCTTGATGTAGTTTTCGTTTTCAATTTCGTTAATGTCTTTTCCACTCTTGAGATCATCAGACAGTTTCTCCATGTCTACACCAGATGAAATATCTTTCGGCATAATACCATTGAAGAAATCTGATGCGGCATTGGAATCTGTTGACAATTCCATAAAGAACTGATCATAAGCAGGAGTCTCAGAAAATTCTTTGCTAAGTTTTTCGCTCTTTTCAAATCTTCTTCCGTCAGCTGACTTCTCGCCATAAGCTTTAAAAATAAGATTCTTAAAGAACTTCATGGTCGCAACATTATCCTGATCTTTGAGAATCTTCTGAAGGTTTGTAGAAAGTCCACCAAGCTCAGAGTTCTCCATCTCGATCAGTTCAGATTTTGTAAGATTAAAGTAGAAATCTTCTGTTCTTTTATTTCCATCATAATCTTCGTATGTAATGCTCTTCTTATACATAAAGGTTCTCCTTTTCGTTAATTAAAAAAAATGGATTGCCAGCCTTACTGAATACAATCCATTTTGACGATAAAGCTATTTAACTACTGTGCTAATCTCAGGCAGCTGCCATCAAAGTAATGATCTCATTCGGAAGCGGCAGTCTCGGTCCGTTAGATGACGTACCAGAATCAGAACCGTACAGAATATCTTCAAGAGCAGCGAGCTTTGCTTTGTCTGCTTTTGTAGAATCAATTGTAACAATTGATGTTGGCTTGAATCCAGTAACAGCAACCGGAGTAGTATTAAATTCCCAAGAGAATGTAATAGCATCCGGGCTATCATTAACGGACTCATATGCTCTTTCAGACGGTGATGCAAGCATTCCGTAAATCAGATGCAGCTTATAGCCATAATCATTATTCTCAGTATCGTTTCCGAGAATAGTCCTATAGCAAATACCGAACATCTTACGCTTCTGCTGGCCAATGCCAACACCCGTTGCGATGTTAGCAGAGCCATCACATTCAGCAAACTCCGGCGGATACTTGTATGCTTCGATTGTTCCGCCAAGCTCTTCTGCAGAAAGCAGATTCAGATACTTAATGTCATCTGCATACAGCGCTGTTGCTTCTGCTCCAGACGGAGATTCAGTTACAGCTGTCAAACCATCCCAAGCAACACCTTTAGAGTATGTGCCATCGGACTGAAGCGGATACAGAACGCCCATCTTTACACCAGTTTCGTAAAGGCGGTCACCAGTGTTATCCCATGTAAGTCTAGCCATGATTTATCCTCCTCAATAATAAATATTGAATACATAGTGATTAAGTGTATCTACGATATAAGATCGATCAAATGAACAACCAGGAATCTGCAATATTTGATCTATATAAGTATTATCCGGGTCTTTAGTCATCAGAGTTATATCGTAGAGACGTTTAGCAAAATAAACCCTGTCATCGGCATAAGTTTCGTCAATGTTGGCTAACTTATACACGATGGCAGGATACTTTAGCTTAACTGACTCCGGTGGTTGAAAGTAGACCCTCTCAGTGGAACCGAGTATGCTGCATAAAATATCATGCAATTCATATCGCCTGTTCGTCATTGTATACACCTCCGACAGTCAGAATAAGTCTTGGGTATTGAACATCGATACTATCTACAGTCCACTTGCTTCCCATGAACTGTACATAACGTATTGCATGAAAGTTCTCGTAGGCATACGGATCGGAAATTATGCTGATCTCATTATTGATTGTTACATCGCTATTGACTTTGTCCGTAGAGGTTAAACGCCGATAGTTCTTAATAAGATCACCATAGTAATTCCGTTCCGTAATGACTTCTCGTGTCACACCGTGAGTGTCAGTTTCAGTTTTACCGAAGCCTATTGCCCCGTAGAACTTCATTTTGACGTTTCACCTCATGATCCACTAGTTGTAGTATCTTCCTCAAGCGCAATTGCAGAATAGATTCTGGTCAGAGCACCAGATACACGAGTCTCAATAAGATACTTCTCTTTGTTGAAGTCAATATCGAACTGGTTGAACCTTGTGATTTCTCCGCCCTTCGTAGAACCGAACTGATAGTCATTCATGTTAACTACAAGGCCAAGAAGTTTCTTTTTCTTGGAGTCAGATGTTGTACGAGTAAGCCCTTCAAACTGTTCAGCAGTATAGATGCTTCCAACATTCATAGCTCTTGCCAGATCTGTTACAGAATCATAGATACGACGGCCATTCATATCACGAGCAAGCAGCATTACATTGAGCAGATGCGGTGTACAATAGAAATCGGGAGTTCCGGTTCCTTTGAATGTCTCACGAGCATACAGAAGAGACTGAAGGATAGCTTCTGCATAAACATAGTTGTCACCAAAGGAAGTAGCTGTTCCAGTTCCCTGAAGCTCTTTCTTAGCTGCTGCAATGTCAACGTCCTTATGAATCGTATAAAGATCATCATCGTGCCAGATAGATCTGATATGAGTTTCATCGATCTTATCCTCAGCACCATCATCACGTCCGTCACCGACCATAGCAGCAAGTGCCAATTCCTCATTAAGAGTCATTCTCATTACATTGTACTGATACTCAACTACATCAAAATCCGTGATATCGATAATGTCATCACGATGCAGAGAGTCCTTAACAGTAACAGTCTGCGGATCAGTCGTTCTGTTCAGCAGCTTAATATTACCGATGTACTTCTTTTCTTTATTCTTCTGATAACCGAAAGCACGAATGCCAGTGCCTCTTGCATCAGCCTGACGAGTTCTAATTCTGCTGATCGGGCTCTTGCTTGCCTTGTTCATTACTGTCGTGACCCAGCCCTGATCTCTTGTAATCAGTTCGGGAGCACCCGGGCGGATATCCTTATACTCCGGAAACAGTGTCTCGATGTCGTCAATTCCATGCTGCAGAGAATTCTCTTCTGCATACATAACAACCGCAGACTGCAGAGAACCCACGTTCGGCTGCTTAGCAAGATTTACAATTGCCTGTTCATCGGAATGAGACAGAGTATTTTCAGTATTCTTGTTGTCATTATCAAAAATGTTATGCTTCATTTCTTTTTCTCCTTCATCAGATTTCTCTTTAGAATCTTTCAATTCATCCTCAGACTTAGAGGCTTTACCATCCTCAAATCCCTGCCGATACATGTTCTTTGTCATGTATTCGTAGAGATCTTTCTGATCGGAATTAAATGAATCGAGAATTTCCTGAGCAGTTTTCTTGCTCTCTTTCTGTTCTGTTTCTTTTGCAGTATCTTCTTTTGACTTAGAGTCATTCTCAGTCTCAGAAGCCTTGCTTTCAGATTCTGCTATTTCTCCATCTCCTTCATCGGAATGCTCAAGAGAAATATCCTCATCATAATTGAGAATAATCCCCTTCTCATAATCTTCATCAGTATCTGCACTGTGCGCCATTACACTGTCGATATATGCCCCAGGATTAGCTCCGGCAAGTACAAGGCTAACTTCACGAATTGTTCCATGAATTACATCTCCCCTGATCTGTTTAAGCTGATTAGCATAAATAGACAGAGACTTTACATCATGATGCTGTACAATCTTTTTGCCTGTGTTGCCAGCCTCTGTGTCATTAAAAGCGCAGTAGGCATAGACACCATCTGGACGATTCTCAAGAAGTGCATGACCAAGTACATTTTCCGGTTCGTTGTGGTTATGATTCCAAACGAGAGGAACAGTCTTGCCATCACAGTCCTTAAAAGCATCTTTACGAATGGTACGGCCATCAGCACAAAGCAGATCATTCTTCGTGGCCCAGCCACTGAAATCATACTTTTCACCCATTTTGACCTGTATCCTCCTTTTCTTCTTCAGTATTTTCTTCTGGTACTTTTTGTTCTGTTCCTGCTGGAGCACTAAGATTCTTATTTCTAAGTTCATCAGCTTCAGGATCTTTAGAAGGCTGCATACCAATACGCTGGCGAATCTCATTAGATGTCATAATCTCGTTTCGGGTCATTTTATCAGCAATCTCAGCCAACTCAGTAACAGGTACAAGCTTAAACGGATCCCTGAAGAAGAGGATCGATTTACCTTGTGATCTTGCAGTCTTTGATAGGAACTTTCTTTTCAGTTCTCTGGTAATTGCATCTATTATTGGCTCAATGGTACGGTTGTAATAATTCTGCATAACCTTATCGTCAGCTGTTCCATTCATAATCTCCTGTGTAATACCTAACTGGCTGTACAGCATACTCGTTAAATACTCCACCTGGTTCATAAGATTGTTGTCAACTGATCGATTAAGCTGCGTTATATGTTCCGTGCCATCTGTATAGGCAATACCAAACTTTGAGCCTGCAAGCTGTTTCTCGATATCAGATCGGCGCTCTTCAGCTTGCCTTCTTCTAGCTTCTGTTTTTATTACATATGGAAGCTGAATAATAAGATCCAATTTACCTGAGCCACTCTGTTCATCAATTACATCAAGAATATTAAGTTTCCTGATTAATCGCTTCATTGTTGAGTTAGGTTCATTGATGACTGAATATAAGGGATTCTCAATGATTGCTACCATTGATTTGGGAAGGAGTATATCTTCCTTCTTACCTGCCCTATCGTTATAGACTCGAACACGTACATGCTGAGGATACCAATCAAGTATTTCTCCAGTGCGTAATGACAAAACATCAAAGCCTGTTGTATCAAACGGATCGTTGACAGTGTCAACAGGAACTACTGCTACAGCACCTTCATCAAGCATAGACAAGACAACATCCTGAATGAATGCTCTTGATGTCTGGTCCATGTTTGCTTCAAGCTGCAGACAATTATTAAGCCCAGAGTCCATGTCTGATTCATATCGACCGTCCTTATCAAGCTGAACATGCTTAATGTCAATAGCAGCTACATCCATTGCGATCTTATTAAATACAGGCGTAATAATTGATCTCTCTGTTGTAACAGTTAGTCTTGTTCGATACGGCTGGTACGAATAGCTCATTCCTATATCCTGATATGTAGTTCTCGTCGGTTCTCGACTTAAGAACACATTCCAGGCCTTTCGGATTCTGGATGATAAAGAGTCTGGCATTTGTCCGTCCTCCGTAATTATTCAAAAGCTTCTTTATTTAGTTTATATGCTACAAAAGCATCCATCATTGCTGCTACGGCATCGATCTTCTCATCATGGTGCTTCTTCATAAGTTTTCTATTGCCATTGGTGTCTTCAAGTGTTATGCAGTTTCCCATCGTAAATTCCATCATTCCCTCATCAAAGATAAGCATTCTTTCGCTCGCTAAATTCTTAAGTTCTCCAAGAGGTACAGACTCAGTCTTAGATCCCTGAATAACTTTCTCAATTCCGAAGTTTCCATTCTCCATTGCCCAACGTTCAATAAACGCCTGTGCATTGTATGGGTCATAACCAACACTACGAATATCATATTTTCGTTCTGTTATACGTCGATCCAGGTCATCATAAACGTCAGTCATATCAAGAACCGCGCAGTCGAGTACTATGAGGCTTCCTTCATTGATGAACTCTTCATATTTAATTCGCATTGCTGCCGGAAGTTTTTTAAGAGTTAGAGATGAAATATAATTGATAGTCTTTACACCGAACGCACCATCTGATATTGGAAAAAGAAATGTGAAAGCACAGAAGTCATCGCCACGTGACAAGTCAGCGCCCATTGAGCAAGGCATACCATTAAAGCTCTGATGTGGATGCCTAAGGGTTTCTTCATATGTAAAGAAGTATGTATAGCCTTCCATTGGTATTCCGAAACGCTTTGCAAGAATATCATTTCTTGCTGATGGTGACTGTTCAGCTCGTTCAACGTCAAGCTGATACGTTTCATACGAGACAGTATAGCCAATGTTTGGATTAGCTTTTACCCAAAGCTCCGGATGCCCAACTTCCTCTATGTTGTCAAGCTTATACCAGAAGATCGATACGTGTGGGTTAATGTACTCTCCCTTAAGAATCTTCATCAACTCCATTTTGACGGTATCACCGCTTCCGTTTCGTACAGTACCTTCTGAGCTTGTTGCTATGATGAGATAGTTGTCAACCTTGGATGCACCCTGTTCGATAGCCCCAACTACGTCCTCTCGTACATCACAGGAGAGCCATTCATCAACCGTTGCAATTTTACATCTCAAGCCCTGAAGCTTGTCTATTGTCATAGGACGAACTTCAATGAGTGAATTTGTTAAGAAGTTACGAATACCTTCTTTTGTAGGAGCTAGCTTCGGACGATTGGCTTTTGATCCTGTAGTATTCTGAAGAGACCCCTCTGTCATAAACTTAAACAGTGGTCCTCGTGATCGAGTAATTGCTGTTTTAATTGGAGTAATAATCTCTTCCGCCTGTTTCATCGTATACGCTGTTGCAATCTGGCTTGTTGTTGAAGGATCAATAACATTGAAATATGACTGAATACATGAATCGTAAAGTGACTTAGCTGCGCCTCGTCCTACAATTAGATACTGTTTATTAGTAAGTCTTTTCTTAGCATACTTCTTTATGTAACTTCCTCCAGGGCCATACTTGTTCGGTACGTATACGTCACGAGCTTCGTAATAGTACCATCCAAATACTTCTTCACCCCAGAGTTTAAAAGAATCCAAAAGCTTTAGGTCTGTGCCGTCTGTTAATGTAAGTTCATTCTCACAATACCTTATCCAGCCTTCTACTTTGTTTGGATCATAGTAAACACCTGGATTAGCTATTAGCCCATCGATACGATTCATTTCCATTGAAATCGTTCGACAAACTGGAATGTCTCCTCTTAATACGGCATCTCGGAATTGACTATAATACTTTGGAGTAGCCGTATTTGATAGCATCCGGCATCACCTTTCTTTACTTTTTCTTCTTTTTCTTATCTTTATTTCCACCTGATACTTCTACACCATATTTGGAAAGTAATTTCTTAGTAG